GGTTGTTTTGTGGCATGAAGGCCACCATAACATCCACACCACACTATGGGCAGCATTAATTGGCGTAATTGCGCCAGTCGTTGCAAAGCTTAACCCACGCGGTGCTGTAGCAAAGCTTGCTAAAGAAGAGCACCTAAACGCAGCAACCACAGCCGCTCTCCAGACTGTAGCAGCATCTGCTGTTGCAGACGCTCAAAAGGTAGTCGCTAAGGCTGCCGTAGATGCTGCTGCTTCAGTAGCTAAGTAAGTAGTCACACCAGAAGAGCGCCCTTTGGGGCGCTCTTTTGCTATACTGGGGCAGTATCTAGGAGGATTATATGAAGTGCGATAACTGTTCTAATGAGGCTGTATACAGCCATATAGAGCCCGGAGTAAGCCCCGCCCACTATTGCGGTAACTGCTTGCCACACTGGTTAAATGAGCGAGCAATTGCTGGTCATTTCCCTCTTCTTACGACTGTTCATAAGAACGTTGAACGTTCTTTAGAGCAAATCGATGAAGACATGCAGAAGATTATTGATAAAACAGAAGCAGAGTTAAAAAAGGTATCTAAGAAAAAGGCTGCACCTACTGCAACAGAAGCGCCAGTAGATGAGAATAATTAGGCATCAGGCTAAGCAGGTTCACCCTCTACCCACTTCAGTAACGGATCCTAAAGGCCCTTTCCCTAGAGAGCTTTTTGACGAGCCTGAGATTGTCACTAACTACGACACATCTGAGTACGGAGGAGACATCCCGCTAGGAGGAACTGCTCAAAACAACTACAAGCCTCCTCGCTACTTAAGGTGCTCGGAATGCCTAGTCAGGGTATTAGAAACTGAGACTGACGACCACGTTTGTGAGGAATAATGGCACGCAAAAGTCTTAAAGATCAGATGGCGGAGAACTTCAAGGAGTCCTTGGCTGTACATGGGGGCCTTGATGATCAAATGCAACTTGATATCCAAGTCCCAAATGATGTATCAAATGTTGGTTCGGAAACTAGGACAGCCCCTACTCAAAAGCCTTCCAGGCCTAGGGCCTTAACCATTGCTTATAACCCAAATACAAAAGTGGTTTATATCGTATTTAGAACAAACCACTGGCACCAATACAATGACGTTTCTACTGACGTCTGGTTAGGGCTTAAGAACAGCCCATCAACCAATGACTACCTACCTACCCTAGAGGACGCATGCTCATCCCACGGCCCAGCTCAGCTTATAAATCTGTCTGCTGGTACACTTGCCCGTATAAGCGACACAGCTGCGTCTGCGTCAAAGATTCAAAAAGGTAAGCTAACTAACTGGAAAGCTGCCGACTTATTTAAGGAGTAGCAGGTGAAGACATTCGGACCACTATATGTAGGAAAGCTTAAGTACTACCACCGTAACTTTCTACCAATCGTAGAGGTCGGCACTACGCGCGAAACAGACATGCCTTATCGTCACGGCCGCTGCTTAGTATTTAGGGTTCCTTTTACAAAGCCCGGTTTTTACGCAGGCATCTTGTTTAAAGATGTAGACCATCCAGAATGGCTTACAGATGATGAGATCGATGAGATCTTAGTTAAAGCGCTTAAGTCACGGGTAGTAGACCATAATAAGGGCCTCAATGTTCCGCAAAACTAAAGAGATCTGGATTAAACCCTTTTCACAAAAAGTCGCTACTCGAGTTGCCAAGATTCCAACAGGTGAGTTGGAGATGTGGATTGACAACGCTATTTACGACGTAGGGCGCTGCCTATCTCTATATCAGAAGAGTCGTGAGCAAGTTTATTTAGATGAAGCGTTAAATGGAGCCGAGGCCTTGCACGCAGTTATTGATCAGCTGCACAGTCGTATGACACGCCGATAAATATATTTATCGACATTTGTGTTACACTTAGGTGCCTCTCTTCCTCTCCCCCGTGGCGGCAGCAAAGGGTCTGGGTTTAATAACCCAGACTTTTTGTTTCAATCTAAAATAGGCGTATATGGATCAATTATTAGACGAAGAAGACGACGAGTTCTATCCGGAAGAATCTGAAGACCTTGCTCCAGAAGAAGAGGTCGAAGAACTGGATGAACTCTCTAAAGAGTTTGTCAAAAAGCTTGTAGATCGCTGTATCCAATTCCAGACAGCGCTGGTTGGACACGAGCTTCACCCCTATCAAATGCCTCTAGCTAGACGCATCATCGAGTCTGTAATCATTAATGACGGTGAAGAAATTACCGCTCTCGCGGCTCGTCAGTCAGGTAAGTCAGAGACAATTGCCAACACAGTAGCTACTTTGATGGTTTTACTTCCTCGCCTAGCAAAGATGTATCCGGACCTTCTAGGGCAATTTAAAGACGGCATTTGGATCGGCATGTTTGCTCCAGTTGAGGGCCAGGTTGAAACTCTATTTGGTAGAACAATTAACCGCCTAACCTCTGAAAAAGCTCAAGAGATCCTAGGTGACCCTGAGATCGACGATAGCCTTGGAAAAGTGCCGGGAGTCACACGACAGATCAAACTTAAAAACTCAGGCAGTAGCCTCATGATGATGACCGCTAACCCAAGAGCTAAGATCGAATCTAAGTCGTTCCATCTAATCGTTATTGACGAGTGTCAAGAGGCGGATGACTTTGTAGTATCTAAATCTATCTCACCTATGTTAGCTTACTACTCAGGTACTATGGTTAAGACAGGTACGCCGACAACACACAAGAATAACTTTTACCGTTCAATTAAGTTAAATGAGCGGCGTCAAACAGCTAGAACTAGCCGACAGAACCACTTCCAATGGGACTACCGAGACGTAGCAAAGTACAACGAAAACTACGGAAAGTTCATCAAGAAAGAGATGCTTCGTGTAGGCGAGGACTCAGATGAATTCCAGATGTCTTACAACTGCAAGTGGCTTCTTGAACGCGGTATGTTCGTTACATCAACTCTTATGGATGAGCTGGGCGATACCTCTCAGGAGATTGTAAAAGCTTGGCACCGCTCTCCAGTTGTAGTTGGCATTGACCCAGCTCGTAAACTTGACTCAACCGTAGTAACTGTGGTCTGGGTTGACTGGGATCGTCCAGATGAATTTGGTTATTACGACCACCGCATCCTTAACTGGCTTGAGATCCAAGGAGATGACTGGGAAGATCAATACTTCCAGATCGTAACCTTCTTACAGAGTTACGACGTTATCGCTGTTGGAGTTGACGCAAATGGTGTTGGTGATGCAGTAGCTCAGCGGTTAAAGCTCCTTCTACCAAAGTCAGAGGTTCACTCTCTAGGCAGTAGCCAACCTGAGCAGTCTAAGCGTTGGAAGCACCTAAAAGCCCTAATTGACCGCCGTATGATCGGATGGCCAGCCCACGCTAAAACCCGCCGTCTTCGTACGTGGAAGCGCTTTTACCAGCAGATGACTGACCTAGAAACCAAGTTTACTGGCCCTAACTTCTTAGCTAAAGCTCCAGACGAAGCTCATGCGCATGATGACTTTGCAGACAGCCTAGCTATTGCTGTGTCACTAACCATGGATTTAACGATGCCATCTGTAGAAGTTAGCAGCTCTCCGTTTTTCCGTTAAGACTTTACGCTGACTGTACGGCATTTATGTAGCACACTTTTCTATGAGGTACCTCAAACCTATAAGGAGTTATACAATGGCAATTGCACCAGATCCAAAGTTCCCAGAGCGTCCAGGTAACGTTTACGACCGTAAAGTTTCCCCAGCTTCTGCAGGACAACGCGGACCTCTTCGTTTTGAAGAGGGAATCGCAACAGACACAGACGTTCCAAACGAATTCTCAAAGGGCGCTATGCAGGGCTATGAGCCTGCAGCAGGTCGTCCAAACCGTAACCAGAACGTATTTGAGAAGCTTCCAGAAGAGACAATGCGTGAGCGTGCTCACGTTGGTTCTGCTGCTTGGGTAGAAGCTCCATCACATCTTTCTGAGTTTGCAGCGGGTGGTTTTGCTGATCACGGAGATAACCGCATTGAAGAAGTAATGCGCAATGGCTCCCATCAGTTCCCACACAACGCAGCTGTAGTCCAGGACTAAGTTTCCTAAATCTAGCTCCCCGCCGTCCTTCGGGATTGGCGGGGTTTTAGGGATTAACTATGGCACTCATCTCAGGTAAAGAGGTTAAAGAGACCCCTACGCAGGAGCCTGCTAACCCAAAGCTCTGGAACATGTTGACTGCGCAAGCGCGCTCCAAGTTCCGTACCTATCCATCTCCAGCTGCTGCGCACTGGGTTCACGCTAGATACGTCCAAATGGGCGGTCAGTTTGTTAAATCCAAAAAAGAAGTAGACCCTCGTTTCAGAGACTATGTGCATGAAGCTCAAGAGAAAAAAGAAGAGCAGCAAAAGAAAAAAGTAACAAAGCCTGTTGGCAAGAACTTAATCAAAGGTGAGCGTTTCAAGTAAGCGTGTCGCTTTAAAGATTTATCGACATTTAGCAGTACCCTTATACAACTACAGGGAAAGAGGTGATTGGTGAGCTCTATTGATTTCTCGCCTCCGAGTTATCGTGCAGCGTCTTCCGATCTAACCATCTCCATCTCCCCGCTGGGATTAGTAGAACTAGCGGATGAAGAGTTTGAAGTACACGGTCCACGACTAAACCGTTATAGCCTTAACTGGGCTATGTATCTGGGCCACCACTGGTCTTATCGCCGTCAAACAGGCGAGACCCAAATGGCACTTAACTATTACCGCGCTTTTACAGATTTCATCATTAACTTCACATTCGGTAAGGGTGTTAACTTCCGTAGCCCTAAAGAAACAGAAGCAATTGTCCCTGACCTTCTTGAAAGAGTCTGGGAAGTAGATAACAACAAAGCGACAGTACTTTGGGAAATTGGTCAACAGGGCTCAGTATCTGGAGACTGCTTTATTAAGGTTGCTTATGAAGAACCTTATAGAGACCCAGCTGGACGTGAACACCCAGGACGAGTTCGTATTCTTCCCCTGAACTCGTCTTTTGCATTCCCAGAGTTTCACCCACACGATCGTGAGCGCCTAATTCGGTTTAAGCTAAAGTACCGTTTCTGGGGCACATCACTAGAAGGAACACGTCAAGTATTCACTTATACGGAAATCTTGACAGACGACGTAATCGAGGAATACATCAATGACGAACTTATTGACTCGCGCCCTAATCCGCTTGGCGTTATCCCTGTTATACATATACCTAACGTGCGTATCTCTGGTTCTCCTTGGGGTCTATCTGATTGCAACGATATTATTAACATTAACCGGGCTTATAACGAAACTGCTACTGACATTGCCGACATTGTTAATTACCATGCTGCTCCGGTTACAGTCATCATTGGCGCCAAAGCGTCTCAGCTCGAAAAAGGCGCAAACAAAGTATGGGGCGGTTTGCCTAAAGATGCTAAAGTGGAAAACCTCGAAGGTGGAGCACAAGGCCTAAAGGGTGCTATGGAGTTCATGGCGCTTCTAAAGAAGTCCATGCACGAAATGGTTGGTGTTCCTGAGACCGCGCTAGGACAGGCACAACCTGTATCCAACACATCTGGCGTAGCTCTTAGCATCCAGTTCCAGCCTTTGATGAACCGCTACCACCAGAAGATTATTCAATATGCGCACGGGCTACAACGCGTTAATGAGCTTATCCTTTTGAACCTTGCCCTTAAAGAGCCAGAGAAGTTCACTTGGGATCCAAATGCAAGCACCGTACCTCTTAAAGAAGGTCAGCTTGCACAACTAGACTTTAATGACCCAATCACTTATCAGTCTTACATTCACTTTCCACAGCCTCTGCCTCTTGACCGCCTGATCGCGCTCAACGAGATCCAGTCAAAGCTATCTCTTGGGCTTGAGTCTAAGGAAGGCGCACTTCGTACTCTTGGTGAGGAATTCCCAGCAGAGAAGCTCACAGAAATACGTCAAGAGCTTCAAGACGATGCCATTGCTGATGGCGCACTCAAGCTTATACAAACACAGATCGATCAGGATATTGCAGCCATTACTGGCGCTATACCTGGCGGTGAAGGTGGATCTGCTCAACCTATGACTTCATCTGGCCCTAATGGTGAACAGATCCCTAATACCCCATCGTCTCCAATAGTTATGGACGATGCGACAATCGCAGCTCAACTCGGAGAGCAAGGCCTCCGTACGAAGCTGGTAACTAATGCTTACGGTACAAAACTCCCACAGAGGAGGGTGCCGGAAGACTACGAAAAATAAAGTGCTTTGCACTGACAATTTCGTAGCGTAACGAGAAAATAGAAGTACACGTTAGGTCATATGAGCTCTCACATCGGAAAACGACCCCTAGGATAAAAGGATATAAGCATGTCAGAAACTGCACAACAAATGGCAGATGCTTTTGAAGCTGAAGCCAACACCGCTCCAGTCGTAAATGTGTCGGGCGTTGACGCGCCTGCTGCTACAACAATTGGACTAGAGACTGAAACGACTAGGACTCAAAAGTTTTATACTGATGAGGATCTAGCCCGTGTTCGTTCTCAAGAGAAGGACAAGTTGTACCCAGAGATCGAACGATTGAAGGAACAAGTAGCGCTTCTCTCAAAGGAAAAAGAAGAAAAAGCAGCTCGCAAGGCCGCTGAAGCCGCTGATGAAGAGGCTAAACAGCGCGCAAAGTTGGAAGAGGAACTAGACGCAAAAGGTCTAGTCGAACTAAAGACTCGCGAATTGCAAGAGCAGTTGGAGCGTGAGCGTCAGGAACGCGAACACGCCTTCGCTCTTCTGGAGAAGGAACGTACGTTTGCAGATTTGCAGGCTTATCGTCAGCAGTTAGTAGAGCAAGAACGCGAAGCTATCATTCCAGACCTTCTTGATCTTATTCAGGGTAATACCCGTGAAGAGATTCAAGCAAGTGTAGAAGGATTGAAAGCCCGCTCAGAACGTATCCTTGAATCGGCGCAGTCTGCTATGCAGAATGCACGCAAGGAAATGCGCGGTGCTAGCACAAATGCACCAACAGCTGGACCTTTGGAAAGCAACATGGAATCACGTCAGTTCACGGCCGCGGACATCCAGGCCATGTCGGTAAACGAGTACGCAAAGTATCGAGACAAGCTGATGAGTGATCGTGCTCGCGGCAAGTCTTCAGGGCTTCTCGGCTAAACCCCCCAACCCTAAAAAAACTACTTATAAGGAGTCAAGTTAAATGGCATCAGGTATCACAGGTACCGGCAATCTCGCCGCCTCACCAACAGCCTATTCGGGTACAAACACCCAACTTACTCAAGCCATTCAAACGATTTGGTCCAAGGAAATCTTGTTCCAGGCAATGCCAATTCTTCGTTTTGAACAGTTTGCAGTAAAGAAGACTGAACTAGGAGTTGCTCCTGGTCTTCAGATCAACTTCATGCGTTACAACAACCTCGGCTTTGCTTCACCGCTCGTCGAAGGTGTTCGTATGCAGACAAACGCACTTACAGCTCAACAGTTCTCAATCACAGTAACAGAGCATGGTTACGCTCTTGCTGTTTCTGAGCTTCTTTTGAACGCTTCATTTGATGACGTAATGGCTTCGGCTTCACGTCTTCTTGGTCGTAACATGGCTATCTACCTTGATCAGCTCTCACGCGACACACTCTACTCAGCTTCTTCAACCATCTACGGTGAAGATCGCTCAAACGTAACAGCTGTTAACAGCTGGTACGCATACGGTACAGAAGCAACCTCACGTGCAACACTTACAGGTGCCTCATACCTCACACCTCGTACAATTAAGGATGCTGCCGAGACATTGGCAACCAAGAACATCCCACGCTTGGGCGAGACATACGTAGCATTCGTTCACCCTCACCAATCACGTCGTCTTCGTGATATGCCTGAGTTCATCGAAGTTACAAAGTACGCTGCTCCAGGAAACTTCATGCTCGGTGAGATCGGTCGTTTGTACGACACAGTCTTCATTGAGACAACACAGGTTCTCAAAGTTCCTGGTGGTGCTGGTGCTGGTTACACAACTGATACTGCTGTTGCTAACCCAACAGTCGTACCTGGCGGAGGTTACACAACCCCTGCAACACTAACCGGTAACGGTTCATCTGACCGCTACTCAGCTATCTTCATTGGAGATAACGCATTCGGTCACGCTATCTCACTCCCAGTCGAGCTCCGCGATGGCGGTATCTTGGACTTCGGTCGTGAGCACGCGCTTGCTTGGTACTCAATCTTCGGACTTGGCCTTATCACAGACCAGTCTGTTGTTATTGCAGAAACCAACTAATAACACCCAGCTTAAAGGGCGGGGCTTCGGCCCCGCCTTATTTTAACCGAGACATTAAATAGGAGAATCTAATGGCAGCAAAGTCAAAACCCACTGATGTAACAGGTCGCATGCGCGAACAGCTACAAGAGCAAGCTCTTGAAGCTCAACAAGACGCAGCGAACAAGATGTCTATGGCAACAGCTCAGGCGAAGATTGATCTTGAATCAAACGTCATTGATGCTACCAAGCCAGGACGTCAAGAAGTAATTGTTGATAACGCTATTACAGTAGCTAATCCAGATGAAGAGACTGTAGAAATCCGCGTAGTCCAAGATATTGAGAACATGACTCTAGGGCACGGAAACAACTACAGCTTTAAGGCTGGACAGAAGTACAACGTTACTCGGCATGTAGCCAATCACCTTAAGGAAAAAGGCTACCTAGCAGGCGTTATTTAATAATAACCTGTTTAGAAGTGGGCGCCTTTAAGGGCGCCTTCTTCGTTTATACAGACTTTTTTAATTTTTATTGACATGATTAGACATACCGTAACGTAGGGAGTTTTTGTGGCTGTTCTTTCTGACATACTCTCTAGAGTTCGTCTAGAGCTAGGTGATCTGCAAAAGAACTTTACCTTCACCGCTACTGGCGATGGGGTTACTAAAGCATTTCCAACAGGAATCAAACCTATCGAGCTCACCAATCTGTACATCACAGTTAACGGATCTCCAGTACTTTACCCATCTGGATACTCTTTAGAGCCTGATACAGGCATTGTTACCTTTGCTACAGCTCCTGCAGCCAACTCAGCAATAACTATTCAAGGGCTGCAAGATAGATACTTTCTTGACTCAGAGATAACAAATTTTGTTAATGACGCTGTTGCTCAGCATACGAATAACAGAACAGATGCTTTTGGCAGCGTAGTGACTCTTGCAATGATCCCTCCTGTTGAGGAGTACCCGCTAGCTATTCTTGCGACTATTGAGGGCCTATGGGCACTTGCCACAGACGCCGCATTTGATATTGATATCACTGCCCCTGATGGAGTGCACATCCCGCGTGCCCAACGATATAGCCAGCTAACTTCTATTATTCAGCAGCGTTGGGAGCAGTATCGTATGCTCTGCTCACAGCTCAACGTAGGACTATGGCGTATTGAGATGGGAACTCTCATCAGAACCTCTCGTACAACAAACCGTTATGTACCTATCTACATGGGTCAAGAGATCGACGACTCACGAGTTCCAGAGCGCGTGTACATTACAAACGATCTTACTGGCCGCTCACCTCTTCCAGAAACAGCTGGGGTATACGACCTGCTTATTTACCAGGGCAACTCTTGGTCTCAAGAATTTACATTCCCATTTGACGTTTCAAACCTTGAATTTACGGCTCAAATTAGAACTTACCCTAACGCACCCTCTTTGTACGCGACGTTTACTATCAGTATCGTAGATGGGCCTAACGGAATAATTCAACTGTCCTTAGACCCTTCAGACACACAATACTTACCTGTTAGAGGGTTCTGGGACCTACTTACTACCAACCCGTCTCAACCAGGCTTCGCACAAACCTACCTGCGCGGTCAAGTCTTTGTTCAGCAATCAGTTACAGATTCATCAGGAGCATTGGACGGTAGCTGGTAATGACTTACGTATATCCTTCTGATCAACCCGTTGTCGTTACAGTAACACCAACAACGCCCGCTCCTGCAAATGTAACTAACATCTATGCTGGTGCTCTTAACGCTCCTTTAGTGGCCTACCATTTCGTACAAAATACCCCAGCATCCAGCTGGGTAATAAATCATAATTTAGACTTCTACCCTAACGTTACAGTTCAAGATTCTGCTGGTAACATTGTAGAAGGAGAAATTTCGTATACTGATTCGCGGCACCTTACGGTCACATTTAACTCAGCTTTTAGTGGAAACGCATACCTCTCGTAAGGAGAAATAGTAAATGGCACGTAGTTTCTTAACCCCTATCAATCTGAATAAGCTTGAGCTTCAAAATGCTCGTATTCAGAACCTTGCGACGGCTCCTTCTTCTCCTGTCGTAGGTCAGATTTACTACGACACTTCGCTCAACGGCCTATACATATATAACGGCACAGCATGGGCACTTGCTGGTGGAATCAGTGCAGGAACACTATCTTCCCGCCCACTAGCTAACGCAGTTGCTGCTGGAACATTTTATTATGCAACCGACAACTTCTTAATCTACTACTCCAACGGTTCTACTTGGCAGCAGGTTGACAACTTCGGTTCAGGTCAATCAACCTCTATCTCTATTACAGCTTCAAGCGCTGATGGAACATCGACTAACTTTGCTCGCGCAGATCACACCCACGCAGGTCCTGGCTTTGGAACAGTAGTAACCGGAACCTCTTATGGTCAAACATCGACCTCAGGTTCTGCCTCAACAGTTGCTCGTTCTGACCACTCACACGGAACACCTTCACTTGGTGCTTTAACACCTACAGCAATCACCTCTACAACAGGTGCAGCAGGCTCTGCTTCTACAGCAAGCGCATCTGACCACTCTCACGGATTTACTCCAGCTGACTTTACTCTTGATACATTTGGCGCCCCTGTTGCCAACGTTTCTCTCAACACCTATAAGATCACAAATCTTGGAACACCAACATCTGCAACAGATGCTGCAACAAAAGGATATGTTGATTCAGTTGCTGAGGGCCTTTATGTTCTTGGATCTGTACGCACAGCAACAAGTACTTCTCTTACGCTCTCTGCAACTTTAACTTCTCTTAGCGGAGTTGCTCTTAACAACGGCGACCGCATCCTTGTAAAGAACCAGGCAACAGCCACGCAAAACGGTATCTATACATATAACTCGTCAACTCAACTTCTAGTTGCCTCTACAAACCTTGAAGATACAAGCCTTAAAGAAGGCACATTCGTATTTGTAGAAGAGGGAACCTACGCAACTCAGGGCTGGATTATCACAGCATACTCTGCCGGAGCTTCCACCTGGACACAGTTCTCAGCTGCTGGCGAGTACACAGCCGGTAACGGCATCACTATCAGCGGAGCTTCAATTGCCTTCAATCCAATCTCAACAGGTGGTTTGCAAGCAAGCGGAACTGGCGCTTCGATTCTTCTACCTTCAACATCAGGTCTTACAACTACATCTTCTGGTCTTAGCATCAACCCTACGAGCACAGGCGGCTTAACCACCAGCTCTTCAGGTATCTTAATTAAGCTCGCTACAACATCAGGTTTGGTTACAGACTCAACAGGCCTCTACGTTGGCGCCGGTACAGGTATCGTTGTTAACACTAACAACGTTGCTATCGATACCACGCTAGTTGTTCGCAAGTACGCAACAACAATCGGTAATAACTCAGCAACATCATTTACAGTAACCCACAACCTCGGAACACAAGACGTTATAGTAGCGATCTACGACACAGCAACCTATGTTGAGTACGAAGCAGATATCACGCATTCGACTACAAATACAATTACTGTAGCTTTTGCAACCGCTCCTACAACAAACCAAATCCGAGTCGTAGTCCACGCATAAGGAGGCTTAGGTGTCGCGTAAATACCTAACACCTCTTAATCTTGTTAGTGAAGCCAGTGACCCTGGTAACGCCAACATAGGTGACGTTTACTACAACACTACACTTGGCGCTGTTCGCGTCTATACAGCCGCTGGCTGGGTATCAAGCACAGGTACTCAAGGTCCTACAGGGCCTACTGGACCAACCGCTGGGTTAACCCCATCTAACTATGTTGTAGAGGCGGTCTTAACCACTAACCAAGCTTTAACATCTGCTTCTACGGATACAGTTATTGCGTTCACATCACTTGCTGACCCTCAAAGTTGGTTTAACAATACTACTCACCGCTTTCAGCCAAACATTGCTGGGTACTACTATCTAAGCATCAATACGTGGTGGACTAGCTTAAATACAACAAACCAGAGCACCGTACAGATTCGTAAAAACGGTACCGCTGAATTAATACTTGTTAGAACCCCGGACCCCAGTAACGGTTACTTTATATCTGGTGGAAGAGCCGTTTATTTAAACGGAAGTACTGACTATATTGACTGCAGTGCTTGGTCTTCAGTAACAACACAGTCTCTTCAAAATGGAAACTCTGAAGGAGAAGGAACTAACTTCTCTGCGGTACTTCTAACAACAGGTCCTGGAAGCACTGGACCAACAGGAGCTACCGGAGCAACAGGCCCAACAGGAGCTGCTGGATACGCACTTATTGAGTTAGATGGCGGAAGTGCTACTTCAGTTTATGGAGGAATTACTTCTATTAACGCAGGCACAGCGACAGGATAAGGTAGAATACTAACATGGCTATTCAAATCCAATTTAGGCGTGATACCGCCGCCAACTGGACGTCTGCCAACCCTACTCTTGCTATTGGTGAGCTTGGACTTGAGACTGACACAGGAAAGTTCAAAGTCGGTGATGGCGTTCACACATGGACTGCATTAGCCTATTCATCAGGACCTATCGGACCAACAGGTCCTACTGGTCCGCAAGGACCTACTGGTCCTACAGGCTCTACTGGACCGACTGGTCCGCAGGGAGCAACTGGGCCAACAGGTCCTCAAGGGGCCACCGGCCCTACTGGACCGACAGGTGCCACAGGCCCTACTGGTCTTCAAGGACCTCAGGGAATTCAAGGACCGACAGGTCCAACTGGGCCAACAGGAGCAACAGGTCCAACTGGGCCAACAGGAGCAACAGGTCCAACTGGTATTGGTTATGCCAACGTAACATACTTTGGCGGAATTGGTTTCCCTGCAAGTGGTTACACAGGAGTCACGTTCCTATATAACGGAAACCCTGGTGTTGGAGCATATGCAGTAGGTAACCGTGTTCGCGTTGCTCTACAAACAGATATAACCAAGTACATTGAAGGTGTTATCAACAGCATAACATTCACTAACCCTACATGGTCTGTATCTATAAACGTCGACACTTCTTCAGGTAGTGGAACTGTCTCTGGTACTTGGAATGTTTCTTTAGCTGGAAACCAAGGTCAGATAGGCGCGACAGGTCCTACAGGGGCGCAAGGCCCAACAGGTCCGACTGGCCCTATTGGAGCGACTGGTCCAACTGGAGCGACTGGCCAAAACGGTGCTACTGGGCCAACAGGACCTACGGGTGCAGTAAGTACAGTGCCGGGACCAACGGGTCCGCAAGGCGCTACCGGTCCAACCGGTCCTGCGGGTGCTACTGGTTCAAATATCTACATTTCAGATACTGCTCCAGCAACAACAACTGCGGGAGCGCTTTGGTATGACTCGGCTGTAGACGCTCTATACATTTACTACTCAAGTGCGTGGGTAGAGGTATCTGGCGGTGGCGGTGGAGGAAGTATCCAGAACTGGGTTACAGAAACCTCGGCGTACACGGCAAGTAATAATGACGCAATCATTGCAAACACAACTGCCGGTTCGTTTACGGTCACTTTGCCGTCAACCCCATCAGTAGGAAACACAGTTACTTTTGTTGATGTATTTGGAACATGGGTTGCTAATCCATTAACGATTACTTCGGCAAACAATATCTCAGGTGCGTCACAAAACCTAGTTTTAAACGTTAACTACGCTACAATTGTACTCACATACATCAGTAGCACATATGGCTGGAAGGTAATGTAATGACCCAATATTTGTCCAACTTTAGTGCAAACTTCACTCCTGAAGAAGCGCTTCTAGATCCAGTACATAAGCTACGTGTATCCACGCCTCAGGCGATGATTGATACCGACTTTGAGTATGGTCTACAGACAACTAAGTGGGAAACCCTCGAACTTTCTAACAACATTCCTTCTTTCTATGTATCCGACTCTGACTCAATCCTTAGCGGAGTATCCTCGGTTCAATCAACCGTTGGCTCTAACGTTATTGTTGTGAATACTAACGCACCTCACGGCTTAGTTCAAGGCTCACCTATCGACGTTCGTGGCCTAGCCTACATTACTGCTGAGGGTCAATTCCTAATCCAAGCTGTACCGAACTCAACATCATTCACATACAAAGCCACGTATAACTCTACCTACACAGGCGATATTAGCACTATCTACACGTCTATTACTCCGGGCCAGTTCTACGCTGGCTCTAACGTTCCTTATGACCCATCTGTTGGAGTTACTACAGATGGAAACAACCCATCAACCATTCTTATTACAACCCCATCAGTCCATGGATTTGCGGTTAACTCCAACTTCTATGCTGTAAACACCATTGGCACAAAGCAGATTACTATCACAAGCACCTCTGCAACAGCGCCTGATGGAAACCCTTATGTTGACTCTCGTCAAACACTAACAACCACATTCTCTGCTGTTAGTAGCCTATTTGAAACTGAGCAAGTCACATCTACTTATTTCTTTAAGTTCAACGCTACAAACGTCGACGTTTCTGGAAGTCGTATTCTTTGGCCTAACAGCAACCTTAAGGCTAACGACACGCTTGTGTATGTCCCTTCTTCAGGAGATACTCAAATTGGTGGACTGCAACGTTTCCAAGTTTATTATGTTCAGAACCCAACAACCGCCGGCTTCCAACTCAGTTCATCGTTTAACGGGTCTCCTATCACCTTTACAGGGGCTGGAACATACAACTATGGTCGACATAAGTTGCACCTCTGCTATGAAGCGTACTATCTAACCAAGTATAGTTACAGCTATGAGACAGATTTTTACACAACTGCTGAGTGGACAGGTTCGGGCTCTGGTTGGGATTTGAAGAGCGGAAACGGTGTTGCTAGCACATCGACTAACCCAAACAATGGCAGCTCTTACTGGTACGGCCTAGGTAACCAAGGTCCTCGTTACAAGATTACGTTCAGCCCAACAGGCTACTACCTTCCATCAAGCGTGAGCTACCCGTTCTACAGCACAAGCCAAAACGGCAACTTTACTATGAACGAGTCGAACAATTATCCGACTGAGTGGAACTTCATTGAAAACTTTGACCGCTATAAGAACTCTTACTCAACCTATCAAACATATAACCTATGGTCTTACGGTGACGGAGTTATCCGCAGCTACGGAGACAACTCTTACCAAGATTACTACGGCTATTATTCTTACTACCTTGGTAGCGGTAACGTCTTTGTTATGTTCCTTACAGATGACGCTGAAGCCGACACTTTCTACTACCCTAACCATGGGTTAGTTCAAGGCTCTAGCGTAACTTACACGCTTTCTTCTGGGTCAGCTCCTCAGATTTTCCCATATATTCAGTATGACCCATTTGGCTCTTACTCATACCCAAATGCGTATCTTACTAACAACGTCAGCTCCACTATCAACGTGGTTAACGCCAACCGCTTCCAACTTCTATACAGCCCTAGCGGTAACAACTATACTGCCCCTTACGGCTATAGCTCGAACAGTGGTGCTGCCATTCGCTTCTCTCAAGGAGCTGGAACATACAGCTTTACGGGTACACAAGCAAACCCAACAGCTAACACCATCTACTCTTTGAACCACGGCTACTCAGGTGGAGAGCGAGTTTATCTATCCGTATCTGGAACTGGAGCCGCCCTTCCATCTGTTCAATCGGGCTCAATTACCATCAACCCATCTCTTTCTGGTGGAAACCTAGGAACTGCTTGGAACATTTGGAACGCCGCTCTTAACGCTCAGTTGACAGCTAACTCATCCTCTGTTGCAAACATTACCCTTAATGGTCAGCAGAACAGTGCTTACCCTATTTATACAAATAACCCTAGTGGTCAAGGTGCGATGTACCAGTTCTACTACCAAGGCGACTACATGTACGACGGTCAGACCTCCCTCGGTACAAGCAATTACGGCAGTAACTGGAACTGGTCTGCTATTCCAAGCGACCACGCTGCGGGAACCGCTCTTCAAGGTGAAGGATTTAGCCAAGCAGGTACCCCTTGGTCTTCAAACCAATCAGTTCCTCACTATAGCGTTCTATACACGGCTCAAAACTCAGGAGCCTACAACGATTTTCGTCTATATTCTTATGTTTCATGGGCTTACTACCCAGATTATTACAGCAACTACTTCAACATTAACGTTACTGGTGACTGGTACCTCAGCTACGGCTATCAGATTCGTGACGGAATTAGTGGTGTTCCAGGCTTTGTTCACGTTCAAGGCGTGTTCTGGAAAAACAGCTGGAATAACCAAGGAGCTGGCGGCAACAGCTGGTATGCCTACCAAGATGCGTACTTTGGTTACTCTTACCCATATAACAACTCAGGTAACAACTACCGCTATTTGAAGTTCGATACCGTGTTCAACCTACAGGCTGGTGCGTCATTTAGCCCGTCAACTCTGTACACATTTATGACAAACGCTGTGTCTTCATTTGCGTCATCGTTTTCATACCCAACATTGACCACAGCGAACCCTGCGTACATAACACTCTACAACGCTAACCGCTTTGGCTTGCAAGACCAAAATAAGCAGTTTAACTATCAGTTCACAAGCACGGGTACACCAAACATTATCCTTAAGCAAAGTGGTCTAGCTGGTGCTCTAGATGGAACTTATTCAGTAACATCCACACCATCTACTAACAGTTTTACTCTCGCGCTTCCATTCCAAGCACCTGTAGACACGATTAACGCTGATGCCACTACGGTTTCTAATAACCTTATTAAGATTCCTAATGGCCATTACTTCAGCATGGGCGCAAAGATTACTTACCTAAATAACGGTAACGCTAACATCTCTGGTCTAACAAATGGAACTACATACTACCTATATATCCAAGATGACCACTATGTTGGCTTCGCAACTAGCTATCTAAACGCTACTTCTAAGCAGCTTATTAGCATCTCGGCAGGTACTGGAACCCACTTAATTCAGTACAACCTAGTTGCTGGAACAAGCGTTGCTGCTGGAACAGTTACTGTTACTGCTGGAAGCAACCTTATTGTTGGAGATTCTAACACCCTGTTTCGCCGTTACTTTAAGGTAGGCGACACCTTTATTGTTAAACAAAATGGTTCTGCAGGAGCCCCTGGAACTCTATACTACTACCAAGTAGCGAGTATCACAGATGACCAGAATCTTATTATTACTGGTGCTGTAGGTTTTACGCAGAGCGGTGCAAACTACTTCTTCTCTACAAAGTTCTACGTACGCCCAGATGGTTTCGCTATTCACCGCCCTTACGATGGCGGTATTCAGCTTACCGCTGGTACGGCTCCGAACTCTCAAACAGTTCGTCAGACTCGTAAGTACTTCCGTTACCAACCTGGTAAGGGTATTCAGACGTCTGCTGGTATTAACTTCAACCCTCCAGTCAGTTTTAACACCCTCAACCTATCCACAACAACAACAACAACTGCTGTCGGAACGGCTTCAGCTTCAGCAACAGTCACTCTTGCTTCTTCCAACACCAGCATCTATCCTGGACAAAAAGTAACAGGAACAGGTGTCCCTACCGGAACGTATGTTCAGTCAGTCACATCTTCTACTCAGATTGTTCTGACAAACTCTGTAACCTTGTCAAGCATCACGTTGACATTCTCTGGATATGTTGCTATAGCAACCACCCGTTACCCACACCGCTTGTCTGCCGGAAACTCTATCTTGGTATCGGGTTCAGGTGATAACGCGTACAACGGTGCTCAGAGTGTAAACGTAATTATCGACCAATACACGTTTACGTTTAACACCACATCCCTGCCTACCTCATCAACCCCTAGTGGTTTGATTGAGTTTAACGTTCAGGGGTACAGCGGGTCGTACACACGTGTAGGTATGTATGACTTCCAGAACGGTTTCTTCCTTGAGTACGACGGTTCTGTTCTATGGGCAGTTCGTCGCTCCTCTACCCAACAGCTTTCAGGAACTGCGCAAGTGGTTAACGGAAGCGGAGTAGTTAACGGAACAAACAGCAACTTCTCTGGACAGCTTGTTATCGGAGATAAGGTTGTTATTCGTGGAGGAACATATCGAGTAGTTGCTGTAAACAGCTCTAGTCAGATTGTTGTACAGCCACAATACAAGGGTGTTTCTGCCTCAAACGTAATCATCTCCAAGACTATTGATACTCGTGTTCCTCAAAGCCAATGGAGCATCGACCACTGTGATGGAACTGGGCCTACTGGTTACGTTCTTAACATCAACAAGATGCAGATGATTTACCTAGATTACTCTTGGTACGGCGCAGGTAAGATTCGTTTTGGTTTCAAAGACCAATACGGACACATCCGTTATGTTCACGAGTTTATCCATAACAACTTGCAGGATATTGCCTACATGCGCTCAGGTAACTTGCCTGCTCGTTATGAGATTGAAAATGGTCCAAACCCAACGTACGTACCAAGCCTGTACCACTGGGGTACCTCGGTTATCATGGATGGTAACTTTGACCCTGATAAGGCTTACTTGATTACTGCTCCGTCAAATAACTTGACGTTTACCAACGGTCAATCAAATACAGCTACTTTAACAGCAAGCTCATCCGTTACCTACTCGTATAACTCATACAAGCGTACGTATGACTGGTATGACGTTCTTACATTTAATGCACAGGATGCGTCCAAGTTCCCATCAGGAACACCTCTCTACTCAGCAGATAACCAACTTAACGGAGCGCAGACAGTTGCCTATACAGAGTACTCAGGAACTTCTGTTCTTGTGTATATCTATTTGCAGTCTGGATACTACTATCCAAACTCATATGCAAGCTTCAATTCAGGAACAGTTATCACTGCCGGTGCTACAGTAAGCACTATCAATATCGGTACTGCTTTGCTTCCTCTTATCAGTATCCGTCTTGCACCTTCGGTTGACTCTAACTTGACAGGCGCACTCGGTGCTCGTGAAATCATCAACCGTATGCAACTGCACTTGAACGAAGCTGAAATCACCACTACGCACGACTCAACCATCTACATGATTCTTAACCCTGGTTTGAGTAACGTAGGGTGGCAAACTGTAGGAAAGCCTTCGCTTTCCCAGTACATTGCACACAACGCTGGTGATACGGTTGCTGGAGGACTTAACCTCTACTCCTTCCGTGCATCGGGTGGTTCGGTTGACCAGACTACGGGTCGTCGTTTGTCTAACACTAACGCCTTCCCACTCTCTGGAATCACTGATATGGGTAACAGCATCCTTGGCGGTGACTTCACTTATCCAAATGGTCCAGACATCCTGACCTTGGCCGCAAAGGTAATCGATACCACTGGTATCGGCGCAGCACAGCCTTACGGAATCACTGGTCGTATGTCTTGGTCAGAATCGCAGGCATAATATGGCTATCTCATTCCCAGCGTCCCCAACACTTAACCAACTCTTTGTAGCTGGAAACACTACCTTCCAATGGGATGGTAGCAAGTGGAACACGTACTCGTCGGCTCAGATTTTTACTGGGCCTACGGGACCAACTGGCTCATCTGCACCTAACTTGTATACCGCTTCAGCAACTCAACCTGCAAACCCTGTTCAAGGTCAAGCATGGTTCAACACCAACACTGGTTCGGAGTTTATTTACTACGGTACTCAATGGGTTGAGATTGGAGCTGGAGCAGCCGGCCCAACAGGTCCTACAGGACCAACGGGAGCAACTGGTCCTACTGGAGCGGCTTCTACTGTAACAGGTCCAACTGGAGCTGATGGAGGCGTGTTTTCTGTAAACGCCCAAAGCGGTACCTCTTACACGCTTGTCGCTTCTGACTCAAAAGCAGTAATCTCTATGACAAGCTCTTCATCAAACACTCTTTACATACCAACAGATGCCTCTGCTACGTTCTCTGTTGGAGCGTTTATTACAGTTATTCAGACTGGATCAGGGCAAACAACAATTCAAGCAACAACGCCCGGAACAACAACAGTCGTATCAAACGCGATAACTGCGTCGGCGCCAACTATTAGAACTCGATATAGCTCAGCTAGCCTTATAAAAACAGCAGCAAATAGCTGGACAGTTGTAGGTGATATATTGTGAGTTGGTTTATTGGGGTTATTAGCTCCTCTAAATCTGCGCACCTTCTTCCACGATATGGGTTTTCCATAGCCCAAGGCGGTACGTTTTCCCAATACTCATACGCGGCAGATACAGCAGCTACAGTAAGCAACAGTTCCGTTTCAAGCAATCCTCCTGGTCAAAATCCAGGAACGGGATTCAGCAACTTAGGTGTGGCAGGTTACTGGGCCGGTGGACCAAACTCAGGTCAAGACTCTATTAAAAAGATGCCCTTTTCCACCCTTAGTGCCTCTACTCTTTCTAGTAAAACTCAGCAAGCAGATGGTTCGTACCAGTTCGCTTCTTATGCAAATGGGTTTCAGGCAGGAGGTTACCCAATATCAGGTACCAGCACTATTATGCCAGTAATTAAAATAAGTTTTTCTACAGACACTACTACCAATACTTCAACGTATCCTTGGGGCTCAACTGGTTACAACCAATACGGGGGAAATATGACTAGACGGTCTACAAGTGCATACTTAACTCCTGGGTATAATGGTAGCGGCGGAAGTAACGTAATTCAAAAATATGTTTTTTCAACAGACACGTCTTCAAGTGTGTCCGCAACTACGGCAACCAATATGACGTCAAGCACAGGACTGTCAAGTAACTCTAGCGGATATTATAAAAACAATAGTCCTGATACCGAGTACAAGTTTAGTTACTCAACTGAAACAAGCAGTAGTTTATCTCAAAGCGTTACCTTAAGCAGTGGAAACACTGTCACCGCATTCTCTGACGCTAATACTGCGGGATACTATGCTAAAGATTATGTCTATGAGAAGCGTTTATACTCTACAGATACCACTTCAAACATATCTAATACTAATGGAACATTTGAGCTTGGGGTGAGTCTTTCACAAAATGCGTAAAGAATTAACAACAGCTATGTCGTCAGTGTCTAAAAATATATTAGATGAGATTGAAGAAATCACTCAATCACGTTCTAAGTTTCAACTTGAAAAGTTTGTTATAAACCAACATGACACAGAAGAAATGCGCTACGTTCAATGCCTTTTAGAAATTGATTCTTTGTACTACAACGCAAAGCTTCTAAGCTTCGACATACAGAAAAAAGAAATTCAAATTCAACGCCTATTGGCCACTAATGATGAAATTGATGCCATTGACGCGCAGATAAAGATGTTTGAAATGGATAGAGTTAAAAATAATGCTCTAGGTATTGCTAGAGAATTAAACCATTTAATTAAGATATACCACAGTTTTTCAAAGAAATACACAAGAGCTGAAATAGAGGAGGCTCAACCAGACTATTGGGACAAGCGCTTGAAGCGTCAGTCTGTCCTTGAGGCTTTAAGTGGAAGCGCGTCTCAGGCATCTAACTTAGAAGCTTTAAGGCAGATGGGTGTAATTGAAGTAGGGGAACATGGCATTAAAGAAGCTGGTCAAACCTTTATCTTAGACACTGAGACCTCTTTAGACCAAATAGGCTAAAATTAAAAACACCTAATCCGTAAAGGACATAAAATGGCTATCAGTTTTCCCTCTTCACCGACAACTAACCAGACCTATACCTATGGCAATAACACATGGTCGTGGGACGGTTCGGAGTGGGCGCTAGTTCGTAGTGCAGCATCTCCGACTGGCCCTACTGGTCCAACAGGCCCTCAAGGAGCGACTGGTCCAACCGGCTCTACTCCAACAACAGCTAACACTGCAACCTCAGCTACAACAGCTAATGGATTAGGTTTTATTGGTATCCCTCAAGACGCGCAATCAGGCAGCACGTATACAACAACTTATGCTGATGAGGGCTCCCACATTTATTTAACTAATGCTGCCCCTACAGTTACCATCCCCTCTAACTCTTCTGTAGCTTACCCTCTAGGAACAGTGATTACCTTTATCGCTAGTAGCTCTACAACTGCAAGCGTTACTTGCTCAGACACAATGTACCTTGCTGGTGTTGGTACAACAGGGGCTAGAACGCTTGCTCCGTACGGTATTGCAACAGCAATTAAAGTCGCCTCAACTACGTGGTTTATCTCAGGTAATGGGCTTTCTTAATGAGTGCCGTATCCCACTCTGTGTTGGGGTTTGTAATACCCACTAAGTTTACGGCTACCGCTACAGGTTCGTATTCAATTACACGTTATGGTGACCACGCATATGCTGTCTTTACTGGCAATGGTTCTTTTAACGTATCCGTGGGCGGTACTACAGACATCGTTGTTGTAGCTGGCGGTGGAGCAGGAGGGAGCTCTAGCGGGGGTGGTGGTGGAGGCGGTGGAGTCATCGTACAAAACTCTTACAACTTAACCCAAGGTTCTTACGCAGTCACAGTTGGTGCAGGCGGTTCAGGAAACGGTGTTTCGGGAAGCAACTCTTCTTTTGGCTCTCTCTTTACCGCTGTTGGCGGTGGAGCGGGAGGCGGGGCTTCACAGGGCGCTTCAAATGGTGGCTCTGGTGGTGGAAGTAACTATGGTAGCTCTGTAGTTGGTTCACAGGGAACTGGAACAAGCGGTCAGGGCAACAACGGCGGTTACGGATATGATGGTTACAGTTATGGTGGAGGTTCTGGCGGTGGCGGGTTTAACGAAGCAGGTCACCCAGGAAACAGTTTTCAAGGAAACTACTTTGCTGGTTCAGGTGGTTTAGGAAAATATATTTACGGAATTATGATGGGCGCTGGTGGCGGAGGACAAGATGGAGGAAGCGGCCAAGCTTCTGGTGGTGCTAAAGGCACTCAAGGAAAAGGCTATGGGTCTTACACTTCAAGTTCAGCCACTGGAGGAAACGCTAATACTGGAAACGGTGGCGGTGGTGGAAGCGGTACTAACACAGGCGGTTCTGGAATAGTTATTGTAAGGTGGGCAATATGACGGCGTATACATTCCCTACGGTTCCGGGCAGCTATAGCAAGGGCGATACAATTAGATTTAACTACACAGGTTCACAAGTAACATTTGTAACCTCGAACATCAACACTATGAAGATTGAGTTGTGGGGCGCTGCTGGAGGCGTGACTTCAGAAACCCCTGGCTACGGCGGGTATACCTATGGAACTTATTCAGTTTCACACGGCACTACTCTGTACATCTCTTGCGGAGGTCAAGGAGGAAACCAAAACCAAAGCAACACAGCAACAGCTGGTTGGAATGGTGGAGGTAACGGAGGATTAAACTCAGGTCAAAACAAGGTGGGCGCAGGAGGAGGAGGAATGACTGACGTACGCGTCGGTGGAACTTCCTTTGGTAATGTGATTCTAATTGCTGGCGGTGGCGGCGGCTCAGGAACAAAGAACGTCGCTATTACAGCTGGATCTCCGGGAGGAGATGGTGGAGGAGGCGGGTTCTTAGCCGCTTTTCTAAATAACAGCTATTCAGGCACCAATATTGTCTCTCCAGGAACACCTGGTGCTATGTCAGGCTACGGCGGTTTTGGCGGCCCTGGCACAGACTCTGCTGGGGGTACCGGAGGCTATCCAGGTTCTGGAGGTAGTGGAAACGCAGGTAACGGCTCCGCTGGTCAAGGTGGTACTGGAGGAAACGATAGCGGCGCCTATTCTCAGTACAACTACACAGGCCCGGGTGGTGGCGGTGGTTGGTTTGGGGGTGGAGGAGGCGGAGCTTCTGGCATTGACGGCCGTGGAAATGGCGGGGCTGGCGGAGGCTCTGGCTATATAAACTCTAACTACATCACGGCGTACGGCGGAGAAACTGGGGTAAACTCTGGAGCCGGTTACGCAATAATCACTGTTCTAACTTAATATTCAGGTATACTTACACTCTTACGAAGGAGATAATGATGGACTACAGCGAGCTAACGCGCACAGAAGTTGACAGCCCAGACCCAAACTATAAGCGTTTTGAGATGAAAGACCCACAAGGCAATATTGTTGGGTATGAGCATGAGCATGTGAGCCCTACCCCGGTACAAATGCCTAAGGTTGATGGTGAGAGCTTTAAGCCCTTTGACCCCACCACTGTTCCTCCTGTAACTCCTGCCCCTGTAACCCCTGTAAATCCACAACAGCCTGTTACAGTTACACCTCCACCAGCTGATGGCGGGACACCTCCTGCTGCAGCGCCTACAGCACCTACTGGCCCAACTACACCTCAAGGATAATCAATGAGCGCATCAGAAGCAACAAAGACAGTCAACAGCTTGGCTGCACTTCCTGACGATAAGGGAAAGATCAAAGCGTTGACGATTGAAATTAAGTACGAACTTAACGGCTACTCAAATATGTACAAGTATGAAGCTGCTGGTGAATGGACACCTTCAGACTTGGCGGGTCTTCGACCAGATGTTATTGAAGGTCTAGTAGACTTTACACAGCTTGACCCACAGTTCGATACGGACTACGCTGCATACACATCAACTACTAACTAAGGACTACTATGACCGATTCACCAATTGAAGACGCAGAAGTTGTTTCAGAAACACCTGCAGACGATCAAACTCAAGCACCTGCCCCAGAGAAGTACGAAACTGCTTTTGTAGTTCTTAAGCGTGAAGACGGCACGTACGTAGCCGCTTCAGATATCCATATGCAGTTTGATATCGAGCGTGCTTCAAGCATGATGGATGTCAAGCGCGGTGCTCAAGACGTCCTTGATGCTATTTATCAAATGGAACTCAATCAAGCGCTCAGCTTTACTATGAGCCGCATGATGCCACAACAGAACCCAGATCACACACACTAATGAAGATAGCAGTCTATACGATTGCTCTAAATGAAGAACAGTTTGTAGAGAGTTGGTACAACTCCGCTAAAGAAGCGGACTACTTACTTATTGCAGATACAGGCTCTACAGATAAAACTGTAGAGCTTGCTTCATCTTTAGGCATACATGTCGTAAACATCAGCGTTCATCCTTGGAGATTTGACGACGCTAGAAACGCTTCTCTTGCCGTTTTACCAGCAGATATTGATTACTGCGTTGCTCTTGATATGGACGAGCAACTACAGCCAGGATGGCGTGAGCATCTAGAAAAAGCCACTGCTACCCGTCCTCGGTACACATACACATGGAACTGGAACCCGGACGGAAGCCCGGGCCTTCAATATCAAGGCGATAAAATCCATGCACGTCACGGATATCGTTGGAAGCACCCCGTGCATGAAGTGTTGATTAATGACAGGGTTCAAGAGACTACTGAAACAGTTGGTTTAGAGATTCACCACCACGCGGATGATACAAAGTCCAGAGGTCAGTACTTGCCTTTATTGGCACAGTCTGCTGTAGAAAATCCCGACGATGACCGCATAGCTTTTTACTATGCACGTGAGCTGTTTAACTACGGACTATACAAGCAAGCTAAACCGGAATTCCTTCGCCACCTAGGCCTGCCGAAAGCAGTATGGGCGCCTGAGCGCGCCGCATCTATGCGGTATCTTGCAAAAATAGAAACAGGTGTTGAACGACTTAAATGGATGTTAAAAGCTGAAAGGGAATCTCCTGGCCGTAGAGAAGTAATTGTGGAGATAGCACAGTACTACTATGAGTTAGAGGATTGGAAAAACGTCCTTTACTATGCGAAAAAGGCTTTAGAAATAAAAGAAAAACCTCTTGATTATCTTTGTGAGTCCTTTGCCTGGGGAGAACTGCCATATGATTTGGCGTCATTATCTGCGTTTAACTTAGGGGAGACTGAGCTAGCTGTTATGTACGGGTCTAAGGCTGTTGAGATAAATCCTTCAGATTTTAGGCTTGTAGAGAACTTAGGCTTTTATAAAGCCCTACAAAAACCCTCTACCGAGGTATAGTTAGTACATAACGAAGGAGCATCATGGCAACCACCTATAAAGTTTTAGGGCAGTCAAACCCTGCAGCTAGCACAGAGACAACACTGTACACCCCTAGCGGAAGCACTGCAGTGGCTGTAGTGTCTACTATTGCCATCTGTAATCAGGCTGCTTCCCCAGCAACCTACCGCATTGCTGTTTGGCCAAACGGCACAGCTTCTTCCTCTGGACCTAACTGGCTTGTATATGGAGCTACAGTTAACGCCAACGACACAACGTTCCTTACTCTTGGCGTCACTCTTGAGCATGGTGCGACTATTCGTGTCTTTGCCTCTAGCTCTACACTATCATTTCATGCGTACGGTAGCGAGATCGCTTAATGTCAGCCACTAAAGCCAGCACATCTGGCACGGCTGGTCAGACATATGAGGATGCTCAAGCTAAAAACAATTAAGGAGATTAAGTCGTGATTAAGAAAGCCAGCAGACTTAACACTCTAAATAGAAATAAGTACCGTGATGCTAACGCGGGCAACACCCCTATCCCAGATGTTCCGGGGTCACCTACAGGAGTATCCGCTTTAGATGTGGGGCTCAATAGGGCTTTTAACAACGGTGCCGCTATAGTATCTTTTACTCCAGCTGTTGTTGGTGGGGCTGCAACTAGCTACACTGTAACATCAAACCCTGGATCGTATACGGCTAGCGGTTCATCGAGCCCTATAACTATTACAGGCCTATCTTCTAACATCTCCTACACATATACAGTAACTTCGTCTAACTCTACGGGTTCTTCTGCGCCATCTGCGCCATCTAATTCAGTTTTGGCTACAACAGTCCCTGATGCTCCAGACCTTTTTTCTTACGACGCCTCGCCTCCTACGGCTACAGTTGCTCCAGGACAGGCTTATGGGCCAGTTAAAGTCTCAGTTCAGTTTGTTCCCCCTTCTAATTCTGGCGGAAGCCCTATACAACTGTACACAATTACCTCTTATAATGTTACTAACCACTCGGCTACAGGAACGTCTAGCCCTATTGTTATAACAGAAAACCCAGGTTCAGAAAATACGTACGGCGTCACGGCTACTAATGCTAATGGAACCTCTACGGCAAATAAAAATCAAGGGGTATCCCCTGCCGTTTATATTCAAGCGGTATGCGCACCTTCAGCACCTGTTCTTGGCACCGTAACCATTAACAGCTTTACTTCGGTAAATATACCTTACACAGCCGCATCGCCTAACGGGTCTTCTATAACCGGATACTCTGTAGTATCTTCGCCATCGATTGCCCTAACAGTTACACAATACTCTACTTACTTTACCGTTACTGGAGCCTTTGCGGCAGGAACCTCTTATACATTTACAGTAAGCGCAACAAACGCTGAAGGAACCACCACTTCTGCTGCCTCTAATGCGGTTATCCCATTGCCATCTGTAAACGATAACTTTAATCGATCTACCTCAGGCTCATTGGGAACATCTTCATCTGGAACCTTGTGGCAGGCTATTAAGGGAACTTGGTTTGCCAATAATGGAACGGCAGTAACCAACGATTCACCTGGCAATGATTCCATAGCGGCAGTTGATCTGGGTAGCCCACTTGTCACTGTTGAGGCGACCACAGTATCGCTAGGGTCTGGTATTGCCTTCATGATTCAAGACTCTAATAACTGGTGGGCAGCTGTAGGAGAAGAGACAGACGGGTATACCTACGCATATAACTATCCGTACACTGCTTCAGGAACTGGCGCTCACTACACAGCTCCGTATACTGCAGGTCCTTTTAACGGATCAGGCACAGGGTATGGACTTATTGGTTATGCCACGACTAATGGCACCAACTACTACGCCCGCTATGGCTCATACACTTACAGCTATCAGTACTACGTAAGCGGTGGTGGCACCAGCTACTACTACTATAGCTACACAGCGTATGAGAACCCTGCACCAGTTTCAACTTCTTATACACAATATTATTTAAACCTTTACCGATCAGTGGCTGGAACCGTTTCTACTATAGCCTCCACCGCAGTGTCTTCAATAATTAACTCTTTAAAGGTAGTGGTCCATGGGTCCAATGCCACAGCCACTGGGTACAGCGATGGGGCTTTTAATAGCTCTCTAGGAACTGCTTCGAGCGGAACCATAACCCCTACAGGTAACTTGCATGGTATTATTCTTACACCTTCGACTCAAAATCAAGGCAACTCGATTGGACCGTTTTACGCTACCGTAACTAACTAAAAACTGGAGCATATATGAGGATCATTAAATTCATTCCCGATGCGGGTTTGCATAAAGGGTTTAAGCGACCAGCGCCGATTAAGAGTTTAATACCTGAGTGGTACACACACGCTGAACGCTATTACAAGACAGACCGTAATGAACAAATGCCTGGTCTAAAGACATGCGCCCCATTTCTTGACGCTATGATCTCTGGATACGCCCTAGTAACTCAAGAAGATCTCTACGTATCAAGGGACGAAGAAGGAAACCTAAAGATTGAATGGGAATCTAAAGAAGTATTTGTAGGAGAGCGTAAAGGACTATCGGGGCACACTATGCCACGACCTGCCGGTCATGAGCATAACCACTTAATCTGGTCAGGTCGCTGGGGATGGAAAACGCCAAAAGGGTACAGCACATTGGTCACTCACCCACTAAATAGGTTTGATCTTCCATTTACAACTATGTCCGCCATTGTAGATACTGATGAGTACAGTGCGTGGGGTAACATTCCTTTCTTTATTAAGAAAGGGTTTGAAGGAGTAATTCCTGCCGGAACTCCATATGCTCAGATTATTCCTATTAAGCGGGATAGCTGGGCCTATGCTCAGGACTGGAATGCAACAGAAAAACTAGTTAAGCAGGCTGCAAAAACCCGTATGAGTGAGGGCGTTTATCGTAAGCTGTGGCGTAAAAATAAGGACTACTCATGAGTAAAAACAAAGAGGAAAAGGCTACTCCTAAAATATCATCTAAACCAATCACAATAGGAATTGTTGTAGATGGAAAAGTTTTTGAAAAGTTTCAAGTTACTAGCCCTCGGTTGGCGTCTTTATTCTTGAGCAACCCTACCTTTACTGAGATAGAGTCTTAATGTCTATTTATATTGCGATACCTAGCATGTACGATCGTCAGCTTCCTTACACAGTTAAAGAGGCAATCAAGAATGCGGATAACCCTAATGAGCTTTCAATTGGTGTGGTATTTATGGATGTACTTGATGATAGATTTGATCAAGATAAGTTCTATGAAGAAGAGATCCTACCTTTAAACGGATACCCGCAAGTGTCTTTGCGGCGTTTTTTGCATGGAGAGTATGAGCCTAGTATCGGATTTGGTCGCCATGCCGCTTTGTCTTTTTATAATGATGAAGATTATATACTTCAAGTTGACTCCCATACTAAATTTGATAAGGGATGGGACACTAATCTACTTAACCTATATGCAGGTGCTCTAAAAGAAACTGGGAACGACAAGACAATATTAACCGCTTACCTTCCCCCTTACATGCACGATGACGCAGATGTTCGAGGGCATTTTGGGCATTTAAAGCACGCTAAATACCCTATGTTTATTTATGAGTTTAGGTTTGACGGCAACTTACCCAGCTGGCTAGACTTCTCCCTTATGGAAGGGCCTAATGCGAGGGAAGAGCTATATCTTCCTTGCGTTAAGTTTAACGCGCAGTTCGCCTTCTCTAATAAAAAATTTCTTGAGATAGAGAGCCTTCCTAGAAATATTATCTTTTGGGAAGAAGAGATAATCCAGACAATGAACCTATTAGACGCCGGTTACTCCCTAGTATTTCCTAACCAAGCTCTTCCTATCTCTCACATGTATATTCAAGATGTAAATCAAGATGTGCGGTCAGTAAGTTTTAGATACAGCGGAGCAAACCCTAAGAAGTTAAACATTAAAGACTTTGTATCTGAGGTACGAAAATCCTACTTCAGCTTCGTTAACGACCCAGCTAATAAAGCAAAAGTTGATAGGTTCTACAAGTACTCTAGGGTCCACCCTAAGTTCGGACCGTATCAGGATTACTATATACCCCCTGAATACAACCGTTGACACTGACAAAGTAGGTTTATTTCTAGATACTAGATACGTATCTATCTAAGGAGCCGCTTTGACCGACGCTCATAAAGACAAATTAAACCTATCTCTAGCAGTATCTACCCCAGAGCATGAGCCTCGTGAAAGCGATCCTCACTACCACCTTTTCAATCAAGCCAAGGCCCGGCTCAAAAAGCAAGGGCTTTGGAAGTGCGTCATTAATGATGACCTTTGCTCAGGCACCCCAGAGCTTCACCACTCTCATATAGAGTTCTCTCAGGTTAACAACATGGACCCTAAGAGAGTTGAAGAGGCTTTTGGGGTTCAATTTGCCTCAGATGAAGAGTTTCAAGAGTGGATTGAAAGCCCAGGAAACCTAGAAGTTCTCTGTACTGCTCACCACAGAACTCTGTACGGTATCCACGCCATTCCAACGCCCCTTTGGGAAACTTTCAGATACAGAAAGTCCGGTACTGAGGCCGCTGCAGAACACCTTACAAAAGACGCTGAGTAGGGAATAATAAGTCTATGCGCGGATATACTCAAGAAGGTCGATTTGACTCCAGCTTTGAGTCTCTGACTATTAGAGACGGCATCAATACTGAGCTACGTAACCCTGTGGGAACCACGGCTCAGTGGTGGTTCTTTGATTCTGCTGATACAGCCATCGACCCAATCTATGATGTAGGTGACGGTGTGACCACATCTGGGGGAGGACGCAAATGGTACGGGCCGTACACGATCCCTGTAGTGAGAGCCGTAATCGCTGCGGGTAGTGCAAAGACATCTGAAGCAGGTTTCTATAAGTCAGACGAGCTACATCTAACCTTAAACATTGATGACCTAAACAATATTGACCCTACGCTAGAAAGCCAGATTCAGTCTCTCGGCCAGCAGGACAAGAGCCGAGTGGTATGGAAAGGCGAAGTGTACAGGCCATATTTGGTACAGCAACGCGGTATTATTTCTGAACAGTACACGTTGCTGGCTATTGACTGTATCCAGGTTATGCCTGAAGAAATGGTCAACGACCCACAGTTCCAGCAGTACGCCAACTAAGGAGACCCATGGCACTATCTCATGCAACAGTTGCACTTAACAGTTCAACAGCTGTTGACTTAAACCCAAACGCAATAATTACAGACCCAGTAACTGGTGAAAAAAATTACACTTGGCAATCAGCCACCGTATACGTTGAAAACGTAGACACCGCTGCTACCGTATACATTGGTGACTCTGTAGTTACCTCTTCAAACTATGGCGTCTCTTTAGTACCAGGGGCCTCTGTTTCAATTGACCTCCTTGGAGGAAATGAAAGTGTGTGGGCAATCTCAAGCGGCTCTTCTAACGTAGCAGTATTGTTGGTGACAACAGCATGAGCGTAAAGAAATCATTATCTCCCGCAGCTATTCTTTACTACGGTAACTTTGCTAGAAGTACAAACCAAGCTAGTGGTGGAACCACCTCAGATAATTTAATTACTTGGGACACAACAAACTTAAGTAAAGGAATGGCTCTTGGTTCAGATACTAGCAAGATTGTTTTTGCTGTACCTGGCACCTACAACCTTAACTTTTTAGGTCAGTTTAACTTTACGGGTGGAGCAAGTAACTACAACATCACAACCTGGTTCTCTAAAAACGGTGTTCAGGTTCCTGCTTCTGCTTTTACTTTTACCACAGCTAGTGCTCAGAATTCACAAGTATTAGCAAATATTGAATCCCCTATTTCAGTTGTTGCTGGGGACTATATCCAATTTCACTGGTGGTCTGGTGCATCAGGTATGGCACTGATTGCTACGGCAGCTGGCACAAACCCAACCCGTCCAGCATCTCCATCAGCTAACATAACCATCTATAACGTCGGATAATGCCGTTTAAGTCTCGCGTTCAAGAAAAATGGATGTGGGCTACCCATCCTCAGATGGCACGTCAATGGCAAAAAGAAACCCCTAAAGGTAAATTACCTAAAAAGGTTAAGAAGGAGAAGAAGTATGACAAAGGCTAAACTAGGCTCAGGCTCACGCTTTAAGAAGGTCGAAGCAGAGGCTGCCAAGGGCGGAGCTAAGAACCCTGCTGCAGTTGCTGCTGCTGCAGGCATCAAAAAGTACGGAGTAAAGAAGATGGAAGCCATGGCCCACAAAGGCAAGGCTGCCCCTAAGAAGATGGGAAAGAAAAAGTAATGTGCATGTCATGCGGATGCGGTAAGAAAAAAGGCGAAGCTGGGTACGGCAAAGGTAAAGCTGCTGACAAGAAGCAAGACGCCAAGGTCATGAAGGGTATGACCCCTAAGCAAAAAGCTGCCTTTGAAAAGGCAGATAAGAAGATGGATAAGAAGAAGCCGTCTGCTAAGGAAGACGCAAAGATGGACAAGGCTTTGGCCAAGAAGGTCAAAAAGAAGTAAGCGCTTAGGCCACCGAAAGGTGGCCTTTCGTTTATCCTTATATAAGTTCCATGCGGGACTAGACTCACCCTTGCGAAGTACACTGCCTCCTGAAGGAGATTGCCATGTCTGGTAAAAAGATTGATGCTGCATCTAGCGTTGAATTCGCTAGAGCCATCGTCAGCAATATACCTGATGTCCGGGAAGACTTACTAAAGCAAATTGGTGACGTCTACTATGAGGCACAGGTGTTCAAGAGTGTACTCAGGAAAAAATAACCTAGACGCCGTAGCGCGCAATATCTCAACCTCACTAGCTCCTGTCTTTACAAAGGACCTTCGTGAGCTTGCCAAGCTTTCTGGTTGGCCTTCCCACGTAATTGAAGGAATGACCGTGGTCTCAAAAGAAGACACCACACTTGCCATTGAGTATTCAGAGGCTTTAAAAGAAGAGATCGATGATCTTGAATACGGCCCAGAGTTTGGGATTGCAAACACATCTATTCGAGCTTTTCTATACCGCTGTAACTCTAAGCTTCAAGGCGCTTTATACACGGCCATCCCTGGAATGATTGCTGAGGTGCTCTAATGGGTAATGGGTTTATTGTAGCCGAAGACTTGGCGTTAAAAACTCTTCTCAGCGGGATAACAGTTTCAGACGACTCTAATGCCAGCCGCCCTGTAAAGGTATGGTTTGGTTACCCTGACCTTGAAATCCGTGATCAAAGCTTTCCATTTATTACAATTGACCTTATTGATATCTTGCAGGCGCAAGAGCGTCAAACCGCAGGAACGTTGGTAGATAGCGACTACCAAGGAACTATCGCATCTCAAGCTGGTTATGGTTACTCATACAATATCCCTGTTGCATATGACCTTGTGTATCAGATCACGTCTTACTCACGTAATCCGCGCCATGACCGCGCGATCATCTACCAGCTACTAAATAAGTTTCCATCAAAGTATGGGTACCTAACAGTACCTAATGCTTTAGGCACAGAGAACAGTGTTCGTTCTATGTTCCTTGATGGATTTGTAAAAAGAGACGCCGTTGCTAGCGAAACCGGTAATCGTCGTCTTTTAAGAAACGTACTTTCAGTAAGAGTTGTAAGCGAGATGACACCTGCTCAAGTCGCTGCCACACCTCTTGTTGACTACGTGGATATCAACGCTACTACATCGTCCATCCCGTCCACACTAACACCTGTACCACCAAACGTTAATCCGTAAAATCACTAAGGAGATAAAGTAATAATGGCAACTTATAACCGACCTGGGGTGTACGTTCAGGAAACGCTAAACCCTATTCAATCAGTGGCTGGTTCGTCAACCAACACGATTGCTGCTTTTCTTGGAGCTAACGACCGTGGTCCTCTTACTCCAACACTAGTCACCTCATGGGGACAATACACAACTTTGTTTGGTAGTTGGAACAACACTTCAGTAACATCTAACCCAAACAACCTACCACTTGCTCTTTACATGTACTTTGCAAATGGTGGTCAATCAGCTTACGTAACTCGCGTGTTCAATGGAACTGTAAGCTCCTCTACAGCTACTCGCTCATTCAATGATGGTGCCTCCGGATCAGCACAGCCTACCTTGAAGATAAGCGCTGTTAGCCCAGGTACATGGGGCAGCAACATTAACGTAAGCATCACGGCATCTACAAGCGGAGCCTCTACAGCTACTGTAACTGCGGCTTCTGCTGCCGGTGGGGTTATTACATACACAGCGAACAACGTGTTCTCAGTAGGACAGGCTGTAACTATTGCTGGCCTTTCAACAAGCGCGTTTAACCTAACAAACGTGATCATCGCTTCCGCTTCTCCAACACAGTTCACTGTGTCTAACGCTGCAACCGGAACTGCAGTAACAGGGGCGTCCGCTACAGCTACTGGTCAAAGTAACTACTTTGATCTAACTGTATACTACAACGGAACATCTTCAGCTAACGTTGTTGAACAATGGACAGCAATTTCTATGACTGCTTCAGACCCTCGTTATGCTCTTACAGTAATTAACGCAGCATCTAACTACATCACAGTCGTTGATTTAGGATCAACATCAACAGGCATTACACGTAACCCAAGTGGTGCTGGTCTTGCCGCAGCTCCTATCCTGAGCGTATCTTTGAGCGGTGGTTCAGACGGAACGTCTGCTGCTCCTGCTGCCGCAACAGCTTCTATCTACTCAACAGCTCTAAGCCTGTATGACACAATCCCACAGTCTTTGACTTTGAACATTCCTGGAGCTACAGATACAGCAACCGTTAACGCAGCAATCACCTACGCTACAGGTTCAACCCGTCTAAACGATGTATTTGTTATTATCGATGCTTACCCAGCACAGTCTGGACAAGCAACACTTAGCGATAACTACACTTCCACTGCTTCAGCTCAGCTTACACAAGCGGCTACTTACCAAACAACTTCTCAAGCAGCTGTTTATTACCCATCACTTACAATCGCTGACCCAACAGTTACTGTAGGTTCTGCAAAGGGTCAGACACTTGTTGTAGGAGCTGGTGCGGCTATGGCCGGTATCTATGGAGCGACGGATGCTGCTCGCGGAGTCTTCAAAGCCCCTGCTGGTTTACAGACACGTATTGCCGGAGCAGTTGCAGTCCCTCCTCTAAGCAATGCTAACTTGGACTCATTGAATAGCTCAGTACCTCCTGTTAACGCAATCAAGTATGTTGCAGGTTCTGGCATTGTTGTTATGGGCGCCCGCACACTGAAGCCAGGATATGTAGATCGTTACGTTCCAGTACGTCGCTCACTAACCTACATTGAGAAGTCACTTCGTGATCTAACTCAATTTGCTGTCTTTGAGCCAAATGATCAAAACCTATGGTCGTTGATCACATCAACTATCACAGGCTTCTTGACTACATTCTGGTCTCAAGGCGGACTTACAGGTGCGTCTCCAGATGCCGCTTTCTTTGTAGTCTGCGATAGCACAATCAATACCCCAACCACAATCGACAACGGATACGTAAACATTCAGGTAGGTGTTGCTCTACAACGCCCAGCTGAGTTCGTTGTCCTTAATATCGGCCAGTACAGCGGTGGTACCACCGTTACTGTTTCCTAAGGAGGAAAGTAAATAATGGCAACTAACCTAAGTACCTACAACTCAAGTCTGGCCACAGATCCTTTACGCACGTTTAGGTTCAAGGCAGTCTTCACATCAGCTGGTAATGATGGGTTTTTTGATCAACGCATCAAGAGCGCTACAAACCAGACATCTATGCCTGTAAAGGGCATCTCAACTGGATGGGTTGGCGGTTTCTCAACTATCTCTGGTCTGGCTATCCAGACACAGAACATCACCTACCGTGAAGGTGGATTCAACACCACTGTCCACCAGATTCCTGGAATGACCACCTTCCAACCAATTACGTTCACCCGTGGAACAATCTTCGGTAACGATCAAGCTATTTCATGGATGCGCGGTTTATTTGCAGCGTCAGCTGGAACAGGACTTAATCCGGGAGGTTCAGGGTCTACAGGCTCCGGCTTCCGTGTAAACATCGCTATCTACGTTAACAACCATCCAAATACAGATGTAGCTAATGACTACCCTCAGATGGTCTTCAACGTGTATAACGCATGGATCACAAGCCTAAGCTACTCAGACCTAGATGCTACTAACGGAGCATTGATGTTTGAAACAATGCAGCTAGTTCATGAAGGTCTCAGCGTTTCATTCACTGACGCTAATGGCAAACCTCTTAAGGCAGGATCAAGCACAACCGGTTCTACAACAGGTCAAGTGGGATCAGCTGGCGGAGGCCGCACTAACTACGCAATTAGCTAAGGTACAATTAACGATATAACTTATTTAGGAGAATAAAACGTGGCAGAAGTAATAACAAACCAAGAGTTAATCAATAAGTTCGCAGAACAGGCTATGAAGGAGCCCGAGGAGACAGTAACTACTCGGGTTCCTTTAGGTCCAGAAGTAAGCCTTCCAGGAGGGTTTATCGACAACAACGAACTAGTGACAACTGTAGAGGTGCGCGAGTTGACCGGTGTAGACGAGGAAGCAATTGCTAAAGCTTCTACTACAGGTAAAGCTCTTAACGTATTGCTACAGCGCGGTCTAGTAAAAGTTGGTCGTCGTGAGGCTACCAAAGAAGATCTAGATGAGATGCTCTCTGGTGATAGGGACGCAGCTCTTATAGGTATCCGCAAGGTTACTTTTGGAGAGACTGTTGACTTTAAACTCACTTGTCAGAGTTGTTTAACAGAGCAGGTTGCAACGGTAAATCTTACTGAGGACATCCCAGTCCATAAACTGGATGATCCTATTAACGATCGCACTTGGACTGTAGAAACAAAAAAAGGATATGTAACGCTGACTCTTCCTACCGGAGTAGTCCAGCGCAAGCTTTTGGAAAACGCTGACAAAACGTCTGCCGAGATCAACACTATGTTGCTTACCTCTTGCGTTTTGTCTGTAAACAACGAGCCTTCTGTAGGGGCGTACACCGTGTTATCTCTAGGTATCGGTGACCGCTCAAAGCTTGTTGAAGAGATCTTATCAAGGAACCCAGGCCCACGCCTTGGGGAGGTGAGCAAGAACTGCAAGGCATGTGGTGAGTCTATGTCTCTACCACTAAGTCTTGTTGATTTGTTTCGTATATAGAGATGAAGATTATGAGCATTTGTTAGACCAGTATGAGTTCCTAACTAGGACTTTTACTGGATGGACTTTAGCCGACATTAAGTCTATGTCGTTTAGAGAACGTCAAAACTGGATTGAAAGAGCAAGAAGGAATAGGAGGTATTGACCATGGATGACAGCAAAGTCGGACTTGGCCTCGGCGGGGGCGGCAATATCTCCCTATCCATTACCAACATCAAGCAGGACATTCTTGGCTTAAGCAACATAATAACTAATACGTTGCAGCCTGCTGTAGATAAACTTGTTAGATCTTTAAACTCTGTAAAGCTTCCTCAACTAGTAGACGCTAAGGGTAACCCTATTAGCAGTGGAGGCGCTGGTAACGGAAACATTGTTGCCTCAAACGGAAAGGTATCCGAAAGCGGTGGCGGAGGCGGAGGTAAGGAGGGGTCCACTGGCGGAGGCGGTTTTAGAAACCAGATATCCTCTGTAAATAATGGGTTCCAAAAGTATGTTGCTGCGTCTGGAGCTTTTAACTCTGGGCTAGAGGCAAGCGGTTTGATGCCGGGAGTACCTACTGCAGTAATGCAGGATCTGCTGACAGTTAGATCAGCGTTTTACGGGCAAGGTGGCTTTGGCGGTAACCTACAAAGCCAATCGGCAAACGTAAAAGCTTTAGAAAAGTCTTTAGCGCATAATGGTCTAGCTACAGATGCTATGGACTCTACAAGAGCGCTTGCTGTAGCTAACGACACAGGTCTTAGTGGCGCCACTAACTTTAATCAAGTTCTTCAGGGAGCATCTACCGCCTCTCTTTATACTCCTGGACTAGGTATTGCAGGAGCAACTCAAGCCATAGGAGGAACGCTTAATGCGCCGTCTACGGTAAACATGGCCCGTGCAATCGGCATAAATCTTCGCAGCCCTAATGGTTCTTTACTTCCTATGGATCAAGTAGTGGACCAAATCTGGAACTTTTTAAAGAAGCAAAACGGCGGAAAAGGTATGGATAAGAAGTCTTTCCAGATCTCATTGATGCCCGGTAACGGAATTTATAACATGTTGAGCGGCCTCTTTAACGGAGACCCAACAATGATTCAAATGACTGCTAACATGCTTTTGGCAAAAGCTCAATTTGGTGGAGCTGAGTTAAATTCCATTGGTAAACAGCAGCTAGTACAAGCCGGAGTGCTTTCACAGACAGCTGCCAATATCGGTGAGCAAACAGCAAACCAGACAAACTTAACTGTAGATCAGTCTGGACAAATTTCTGGTGGATACGATGCAAGCACAAAGTTCAACAACGCTGTGGATAAATTTGCTACATATATCGACAGGGTTACTGGCGGAGTAGGCTCTTTAAATGCTGCAAACCAAGGAATTATTGGTGGACCAGTGATGGCAATAAGCTCATCAATCAGTAAAATTCTTAGCATCTTTGGTTTAGCTAGCGGAGGACCTGCAATTAGCTCAGGCCCTATGGGTGACGGTAAGACCCCTTACATTGTTGGTGAAGAAGGCCCAGAACTGTTCTTGCCTAAAACTGATGGGACTATTATCCCTAACCACTCTTTAGGTTTAAACCGTAAAACCGGAGGCCCTACTAGTGCTGGCGGAGCTTCTGGGTTTACACAAGAGGATTTTGCTAAGGCAGTTATTACTGGGCTGGGTGGAACACCTACAGCTCAAGCAATCCAAGACCTAGTTTATTGGGAAGGTAAGGAGGGCGGTAACTGGAGCAACACCGCTAAGTACAATCCCCTTAACACGTCTTACCAATCTTCTGGCTCTACTAACTACAACACGGGTAAAGCTGGCAGTGGAGTACAAGCCTACACGTCTTGGCAACAAGGTGTTAATGCGACCGTTGCAACACTAACCGGACAGGGCGCAGCTTCTAGAGGTTATACGGATATCACTAAAGCGCTTACTGGTGGTGGAACGTCTACCTCTAACTTCTTGAAGCTAATGCAGTCCTCTTCTTGGGACGCTAACCATTATCAGGGCGGATCTTCGTCTTCTCAAAACTCAGTTGCATCTAGTGGAACACCTGCTGGAGCAGCTGCTGGAGCAGCTGACCTCAATGCTATAGCGGATTCTATGAGAGCTCAAAGTGGTGGTGGATCTGGAGACATTAACTACGGTGGACTTACATTTCAGTTCAATGGAATTACAGATACAGCGTCTATTGTTAACCAAGTAAAAACACTTATTAAAAACCCTACAGCGTCAATAGGAAAGAGCTAACATGAGCGGTATCGTTTCTAACAAAGGCGCGACCTCATCAACGAGTTCACCGGCATCAAACGGAGCAGTTATTACTGACCCATTTTCAATAGGAATTTTGGGTAACAACCCTCTTACAACCTCTACCCAACCGCTTCTTCCCGGTTTAAACACAACAATTAACTCTACACCTCAACCAAATAAAACACCAGACAAGATGAAGTTTAACCTGCCCCCTCATTCATGGAGTCGACCAGTAACACCTAAACAGGTTCTTCCAGCTAGTGACACAACAATTCCTGCAAGCAGCGCGTCCAATGATCTTGGTCTTCGTCTCACTCGTATGTGGTGCTATCAGTCTATTAATACAAACTCAGAGCTTGCAACGCCTGCTACTACTACAGACCCCTACGCTGGCGGTCTAACCATATCAAACCCTAATTTACACAGTGTAAGGGGAGCAAGAGGAAGCACATTAGTGCCTAATGCCCCTTCTACAGAGTCAACGCCTGCTACTACAGCATATGACTACAATTGGGGATTTCAATTCTTGTGGAACCCTACAAGCATTCAGACATCACAACAAAGAAATGTTAACGTAACACCAAACGCCACTGATGCTTTTTCTGGGTTAGCTGGGCTATTTAGTGCCTTTGAAACAATTTCTTTTACTATTGTAATTGATAGAGTTAACGACTTTGCGTGCGCCGCTGGCTTAAATTCTTTAACTGATCTTGGCTCTGTAGATGGAACGTTTATTGGGTTTACGCCGTCTGCAATCTCTAAGGCTAAGTTAAATGCTCTAACAGATTATTACAAAGGCGGAGCAGTTGGGTATGCAAAGCCCGATAACCCAGAAGATATAACTGGTCAGATACAAGACCTTTTAAAGCTAGGTACTATGGCTGACATTGAATACATTTATAGAATGCTTAACGGCTCTGGAGCCGCTGGATCAGCTGGGACATCTTCTACATTTTGGACAAACGCTTTAGGCAAAAAGACAGCAGACGTTGCCTTCCTACAACCAACCCCTATAGCAATTCAATTTGGCCCTGGAATTCACAACCTATCGTATGTTGGTTGGATCGATAGCCTGTCAGTAAACCACACAATATTTACTCAAGACATGATTCCTCTACACACAGAGATTCAAGTAACCATGTACGGTTTCTCACAGACTACATTAACTTCTGGAGGTCAATAATGTCAATATATAAGGGCTCTAGATATGAGTACGCCACTGTTGATTACGTTTCTACAGAGTTAAATGGGCCGTCGTACCCAATTGTCTTTAACACTATCCAACCTTTTTCTGTGCTTAATTACAGGACGCATACTTATACAGAAGGTGAACGCCTAGACACCATAGCAAATATCTACTATTCAAATCCAGGACATTGGTGGATTATAGTTATGGCAAACCCTGTAATCTCAGATTTTACTAACATTGCTCCAGGAACTGTATTAAGGATACCTAGTGTTTAATTACATATATGTATCTTTTCCTAACACATCTCTAGCCCCTAAGCTTGTTTATAGCTTAACTCTGCAACAAAACAGGTATGAACATGAGATTGCTTCTATTAAGTTTAGGGACTGGGGCGTTGCATACGAAGCTGTAGAAGCTGGGTCACCTGTAACTTTCACATTAGGGTCTGCAAAAAACGTTAAACAGTTTTACGGGTATGTTCACCATATCAATGTAAGTAGAAGCCCAGCAATTAATATGACAGAGGTTGTTGCTGTGGGCGCGTCTATGGTGATGAAAAACGAGTCTCAGCATGTATATAAAGGCCTATCTGCTGATGGCATTATCCAACAGATAGCAAAGAAAAATAACTTTGTAGCCTTTACCGTTCCGCACCCACGCATCTACCCACAAGTAACACAAGCTGGGCATACAGATTGGCAGCTTATGGTGCGTTTAGCAAAACAATGTGGGTACTCGTTAAGAACAGAAAACACAGAGATTTATTTTCAACCTATGCTTTATGAGTACACTACCCGTCGCTCAGAAGCTCCGGTGTATGTAATGAACGGGCCAGCAAGCCCACAAGGATCAACAATCTACTCCTTTGAACCTGTTATCTCAGAGACCCTTGAATATGAAGGGGATAAAAAGGGTGCAATTGCTATCGGCGGTGTTGATAAAAACAGCAAACAAGCCATGTCAATAACGCAACAGATAAGGGCAAAGAGCACAAAGAGCAACTCTAAACCTGAGTTCTTTGATAGGTTTGCTACCCATGTAGTTGCATCAGATGCCTCAACAGCTAAGTACGAAGCAGAGGCGGCGGAGAATAGAAACATATTCCCATACAGAGCAACAGCCGAGGTTATTGGTAACGCAAGTCTACGTCCAGATCTACCTATCTACTTGAGCGGTGTTGGCTCTCAATACTCTGGGTATTGGACAATTCTTGGCACAGAACATAAAGTTGTTGAAGAAACACGTAACATACAACGCTATACAACTATCTTGTATTTGGGCACAGACTCTTTAGGAAGCGCTGTTCAATGGACAGACGGACAGACCGTTTCGTATCCAACTCTGGGCGGTATAAGAACTATTGTGCCCGGTGTTCGTCAAACAGCTACCCTTCCGACTACTAAGCTAAAAGTAACTTCTCCTAACATTGGCCCTCAGTCATCTTCAAGCTTTGGTTTAGCCACTAACAGGCAGAAACCAAATACTTCTTCTCCTGTGTGGGTTACAGGAACGCTATCATTAGACCCTATAACTCAGCCTACAACCAGCACAAGCACTCAAAGTAACCCTCAGTTAAGTAAAATTTCTAGGAGCATTGTATGACCGACGATAACGGCACTACTTACGATAAGCGGTTTTACGGCATATACGAGGGTGTTTGCACCAATAACCAAGACCCAGATGGGCAGAATAAAATAAAGCTTCAGATTCCTCAACTCGTGGGGGTCGCGGAAACAGATTGGGCTAAGCCCTGCCTACCTGTTACAGACAACTCTAACCATCCAGATCATCAGCCGCATACAGCGGCTCAAATTGCAGCTCTACTAACAACAACTCCTACAGGGGTTTCTGGCGGTACGGGCGGGGGCACTGTGCCAGCGTTAACTGTTGTAGCAAAGACTGGTGCTAGCAACCTGACGCACCCGCATGTAACAACCGTTAATACTACTAACCTGTGGAATGACTCATCGGGCACAGCTTTTAATGACGCAACAAGTACGTTAGAGCATACGCCTCACCGCTTAGTCCCTAATATTGGGCAAAAAGTTTGGGTTATGTTTATTGCTGGAGATCCAAATTACCCGGTCTGGTTAGGAGTTGAACTATGAGTGTTACGCCAAAAGCAATATCTTTGCCGTTTAGTTTTGACGTTAACGGGGCTGTATCAACAACTACAGACGAGAAGAAGATGGTTCAAGACAGGGTTGTTATTACCCTTATGACCCTTCTAGGAGAGCGTGTTATGCGCCCGACCTATGGAACAAACGCCCGAGCCCTTGTGTTTGAGAACATGGCGTCTGTGCCGACTGTTGTCGAGCAGTATGTTCAACTTGGATTCTCTGAGTGGCTTCCTTATTTGAACCTTCTAAGTGTTGATACAAGCTTGGATGTAGACAGCAATTCAATGGTAATAACCGTATCTTATAACTACGGCCCATCAACTACCCCAGTAACTGTGTCGGTACGCACTGCTATACTTGACAAGACTGGAAATATCATTACGGAGGTCCCAAGTGTCTACTAATTACGTGCCGTCTATTGACTACACATCTCGGGATTATTCGTCGATCCTAACGGATATGACAAACCTTATTCCAAATATTGCGCCTTATTGGACCAACCGTGACCCAGCCGACTTTGGAATTGCCCTACTAGAACTGTTTGCCTACATGGGAGATATTCTCAATTATTACATTGATGTATCCGCTAATGAAGCCCTTATTAATACGGCAACACAGCGCTCTACCGTCCTTCAGTTGGCTAGCCTAATTGGTTATACACCTACAAACGCAAAAGCAGCAACAGTTACAGTTAAGTTTACTAACTCTAACAGCTCATCAGTAAATTCTGTAGGTGTTGTTAACGGCGTAGTAACTGTGCCCGCTCTTACACAGATCGCTACTTCAGCCGTAGCTAACTCTACAACATCTCAAATTATATTTGAAACCTCAGCTCCACTTACTTTGCAGCCTGGAACAAACGCAACAGTATCCGCTACTCAAGGCTATACAGTGGCTAACGAAGAAGTGACCACGTCCTCTACAGGAACACCTTATCAAACATACGCCCTGTCTAACCCTTCTGTGATTAGCATTTCAAGCGTAACAATTAATGGAGTTGCTTACCAACAGGTAGGATACCTAATTGACTACTCCGGAGACGCCGCAGTGTACTCAGTGACAACTGATGCAAACAACGTTACTTACATTCAATTTGGAGATAACGTAGCTGGGCGAATCCCGCCTACAGGATCGCCTATCTATGTAACTTATAGAGTTGGCGGAGGCGTTATTGGAAACGTGGCAACTAGCACAATTAAGTACATTACTTACTGGCCTGGACTTTCTCAAATCCCTGTAGGAATTACTGTAATAAATGACTCTACCGCTGCTACAGGCGGAGCTGACGCGGAATCTACCGACTCTATTCGAGTAAACGCTCCACTAAGTATCCGTTCAGTTAACCGCGCAGTCTCATTAGCTGACTATGCTAACTTAGCTGTTCAGGTAAATGGTGTCTCAAAAGCTATAGCAAACGCAAACGTTTACTCTGCAGTAACTCTTTATGTTTGCCCATCCGGTGACCCTGGAGTGGCCTCAGACAACTACACTCCAAGTTCTGTTTTCAACAACGTAACTTCAACTGTAAACCTATACTTGGTGGATAAAGCGCCAGCAAATACAACTGTGGTTTATCAACCTCCTACTTACATTGGCGCTTATTTGATGGTTAGCATTACAGTTAACCCACAATATACGCAGTCCTCAGTCGTTTCTAACGTAACAACTGCCATTAATAACTTGTTCTATATTGACAATGTTACGTTTAATGACACTGTATCTGTGTCAAATGTCTACAACGCAATCGCATCTGTAGAAGGAATTGCAACACAACAAATTCAGATGTTTGTGCGTGCGGATAAGGCTCAAGCCTACGCTGTAACAAACGTGGCATTGACCTCTAACGTGGCAACTTTGACTGTAGGAACACACAGCTTGTCTGTAGGTCAAACAGTGCTTGTCAACGGGGTAGCTGGTACCGGGTTAACTATATTTAATGGAACTTATGTTGTAACTGCGGTAACGTCTACAACATTCTCATATGCTTTAATCTCAGGTAACGTATCTTCAACACCTGTTTCAGGGCCTATTGCTGCGGCACTTACAGTTAACGACGTTGTGTGTGCGATAAATGAAATCCCTACAATAAGTGAAATATCTGCGGCTGGAGCTACGCTACTAACATCTACTAGCTTATCTACCTTCTTAAGCAACATACAGAGCAATACTGTTACTGGTATGGGAACTGTCTTTATCAACGCTAGCGGAGGAATTAACAGCTAATCATGGCACGCTACGGATACGACTACTATGATGAATCTTACTACGGAGCCAATAACCCGTTAAAGTTAAGCGTTCTTCCTTTTACGGCTACGCCTGGCGCTGTTGTTCCAGTAGGAGCCTCCAGTGGTTACAGTAACTATGGCACTGTAACTCTTCAATGGTCTAACCCTAGCGGCCTTTGGTCTAACTTAGTTTTGGTAAGAAACGCTTACGGGTTTCCGGTTAACTCGTATGATGGAGTTCAAGTATACACAGCAGTTAACGACGGACATGCTTCGGTGTCATTCATAGATACTGGCTTACAACAAGGCGCATTTTACTACTATTCGATCTACCTATTCAACACTACACAATATACATGGACTAACGCCGGAAACGTTATCGGCTTGTCTGTAAAGGACTTCAACAACTCATCAAAGCTGTACTCTTACCTGCCAGATATTTACAAAGTATCTACTCCGTACACACCTACGACTGATTGGGATAATCCGCTCCTTCAGCAGTTCTTAAATAACTTTGCATTTCAACTTGACTGGGATCAAACGCTAACTGAGTCATTAATACACCGCTACGATGTTACGCAAGTTAGCGGTCAGCTAATCCCGTCTATGCTGAATCAATTTGGTCAAAATTATGAAGCTGCCATCGGGCTTCAGCAAAATCGAATTCTTCTTCGAGATAGCGTTATCCTAACAAAGCAACGCGGATCAAAACAAGGATTAATCGGGTTCTTAGAAGATTTCACAGGATGGGCTATCCCGAACCCAGTGCCAGAAGTCACGTTTGTATTAGGACCCAACAACCAATACGTACCTGTAGCAGCAACAACCACTGAGGCGCCTAACCCATCAGTAGTTGGATTGAAGACAGGTGTCAATTTGATGCTTGACTATAATGACTCTTCGTTTGAAGAAGGACCTGGCCACTGGGGATCTTTGGACGGAACAGCAGACTACGATCAACTAGATACATTTAATATTGCTAGTTTGTCATTAACTTCTAACGTAGTAACTCTTAACCTTCAAACTACAAACCCAATTTACACTGTAACAAGCGCGTCTATTACAAGTTACGTGGCTACCGTAGTGACCTCGTTTAACCACAATATCCCTGTAGGCGTAGATATAACAGTATCTAATGTCGGCACTGCCTACAACGGCCATCAAACTGTAACAGCAGTAACATCAAATACAATCTCATTTACTGTTGCTACAGCGTCTGCAGCAACTACAGCTGTGACGGGGTCGGTAGTTCAGTACATTCACATGTACGACGTAGGAAACTCTATTACCGTTTCTAATCTTCCGTACCCTTCATTGAATACGGGATCTACGCCTGTTCAAATTACAGCTATAACAGCAACAACTATCAGCTTTGCGTTAACTCAATCGAATATCCTATTAAGTACTGGGTATAACACGTCGTTAGGCGTATATGGAACAGTTTCCCCGTACCCATCCCCTGCTGTGTTTGATGCTAATGGCACACTAAATGGAAGTTATTCCACTTTATGGCCAAATAAAAACTCAGGCATACTTGCTTTTTATAATCTTTCATCTAGCTCTCAAACAATCACAGCTTACTGCGGGGATGCGTCCCCAGTAACACAAGGTATCCCTGTAAAAGGCGGTAGCTACTACACATGGAGCTTCTACGCAGCCTATGGTTACTCCGGAACAGCTAGAAACGTAACTCCTATTGTTAAATGGTTTACTCGCACAGGCGCATATATCAGTTCATCTTCTGGAACTGCAGTGTCTGATAACACAGCTACATTTTCATCCGGTGTACGCCCTTACGTAACAGCTCAAGCACCTTCTACTGCTTACTATGCTGCTCCTGGAATGTCTATAGCAAGTACTGCGGGAAGCGCGTCAAACGAACACCATTTCTTTGATGCTTGTCAATTTGAGTTAACTTCCTCTGGCGCAACTCCAAGCGTATTTGATGAAGCAAGAAACATACATATTACTTTTAGAGCTACACGCATTAATGAGTTGCTTAACCCGCACTATGCGTCAACATCTAACTGGTATTCAACAAACGCTTCAAACTCTCTTGTATCTTCTGCGTCCCCATCAGTGGCTTTGCTACCTGAACCAACTACAACCAGCTACACAATTACCAATACCGCAATTGCAGCAGGAGTAGTAACCGTAACTCTAAGTGAGCCGCACACACTTCAAGTAGGCAGCACTGTATACATCGCGTCTGTATCTGGCACTGGGGTTACGGCAGCTAACTATCTTGGATACCGCGTTATTACAGGAGTTGTTCTTCCAAGCAATGGAACTACTTATACAGGGTTTACTTTCTCTGTATCTAGCAGCATTAACCAATCTTCAGTTTTGTCATCCGGTTCTGCGTATAGCGCAGGTCATCAACTTGCGGTAACTGCAACTGGAACTTCGGCCGCGCTCTCTTCTTGGAACGGCTCTACTACATCTCAACAGACACCGATCTACTATCCAAATAGCTCTTATATTTGGAGCACATACGCTCAAGCCCTAACTGCAACAGAATCTCTTACAGCGTCTATAACCTGGTACGACATCACCAATACTGTTATAAGCACATCTACAGGATCTCCTGTTTCTGCCCCCGTTGGTTCATGGGTTCGACCATATGTAACTGACATTGCACCATCTAACGCTGCCTACGCTACTGTAAAAGTCTCATGGACAACTACATCAGGAAACGTTGTTTACTTTGATAAAGCTCTATTCGAAAAATCGGGAATACTACAGACATACTTTGACGGCTCTGGCGGTCCGGGTTTTGTCAACGACTTTAGCTGGGAAAACGGAAATATAAATGCCGGACGCAGCCACTTCTACAAGAACTACTACAACACTAAGGCTCGTTTAGTAGAAGGCATAGTTCAAGGGGCGCTGCTTTCTGGTCAAACAGCCGCCGTGTTCTTGTCACAACCACAGACCTAGTAGCAACCCCCCAAAGACTTGTGATAGTGTAGGCCTCCCCTAACGAGGAGGTCCTAATGGACAACTATGTTCTAGTAGCTGGTAATGGAAATACCAGTCGCGCTAATCTAGAAGCGCTTATGGAAGACTACTTCTACTCTAAAAAGTCTAAGAACGTTCTAGTTCTAGCTTTTGATAAGAGGCCAAGTCAAGGTCAGATGTTTGCAGCCCAGCTTGCAAAAGATAAAGACATTGACATCATTGCAATAAACACAGTGGATGATGCTCCGGGCCTACCATCCTGCAGCGTCACCCAAAGCGATGACCCAATCAAGTTAGCTATAGAAACTCTATCCTCTGATAAAGACAGCATCTTCCTTCTTTGGGATGATGAGGATAAAGACTGCCTCAATGCGCTTGCCTATGCCAAGGAATCTGGTATCAAGTGCTTAGACCTAACTGACGGCTTAAACGCCCTTACTGCCTCTGAAGACATTAAAGCCGATAAGCCTATCGCTGTCCCAGAAGCCGAAGAGTCTCCTGAAGAAGAGGATGAGTTTGAGGAAGAGGAAGAGCAGGAAGAGCCGGACGAAGAGGACGAACTGTACGAAGAGGTGTACCTAGGGCTAGAAGCAATAGCAAAGCTAATTGCCAAGGCTGTGGTAGCCGAGTTAAATGCCTCTAAAAAGTCCAAGAAGGCCCCTAGGAAGTGATCACAGCCCGAGCTATAGGTATCCTAGAGGAGATTGCTATGCGCCCGTCCCATGGCGGGGCTGTAGGGCTTTCTAAGGTACTGGGTGAAGGACGTGAGGCTATCCAAAGCTCGTTGACCCTTCTTCGTAGGGAGGGGTTGATTGAGACGGTGACCAACAAGATGAAAAACGGCAGGATCATCTCTAACCTACAGATTACGTCTGCGGGTATCCGGCTACTGGAAACCCGTATGCACACATTGCAGACTCAGCTGAATAGTAACTTATTACTAAGTACTTATTCTATTAACTATAAACCGAATAGCGAACGGGGTTCGCGGGAGGAGGAGAGCGTGGAGTATTACGATAGTGAAGAAGAGCGGGAAGAGGCTCGGCGCAAGCATCAGGCTGCCAAGCATCGGGAGAAGCTTGACCTTCACGAGAAGCGCCGTTCCGAACGTATGGCTCGCCGTGATGTAACTAATGCTGATTCATGGACATCCACCGACTCTACTTTCGAGTTTGCTGAGCAGATGCACCGCCTTTGGCACATTGCTCCATGGGAAGTTACCCGCAGTCGTTTTAGGTACGCACTTGACAACAAGCGCAAGGAGTACAACACTGACGGCGCTATTGAGCGTTTAATGATGGAGCGGTTCTTCGATAAGATCAAGCACGATAAGAAGCTTAATAACCCTGAGCTCGTGTGGAAACGCTTTATTATCGAGTTCGGTTCGCTTTATCTAGAAGTCTCAAGTATGTTACAGGCGCAAGACAACATTGAGGTTATTAAGGAAGAAGCCCTTAAGTCTCAGGAATGGTTGGATAATGTTTAAGCTAGAAGACGTTAAGGCGCGACGCCGCACTTGGATTCAAATGGCAAGTGTTCCATCTGGACGTATTGGTTGGACGCTAGATGACTGCGTAGATACTCCCGAGAGTGTTATATCCACTACTCGTAAGTGGTTAGCCGCTCTTGGCAAAGGCGCTGTCATTCGTGCTAATGGTGCTCCCGGTTGCGGTAAAGGTCTTATGTTCTGGGGAACACCAGGTCAAGGAAAAACAACGCTAGCCTTATCAATCATTCAAGACATCATGCTTAGTTTCTCTTTAGAGCAACTAGACGTTAAAGATGGTCGAGTACTTATTCGCCCTTGCTACTTCACAACATTCAATGATTTGCTTGACCTAAAAGGCGCCATGATGGATGGCCCTACAGAGGATCAAGAGGTTATATACCAAGGCATCTTAGGTGACTGCCCAAACGATGCTTACAATATTCGTGTACTGATCATTGACGACGTAGGAAAAGAGCACGCAACTCTTAGTGGCTGGCAAAAGCACATGTTGCACCACGTGTTGAGGACCCGTTTTAACAACGGATTGCCTACCATTATTACCACAAACGTAGAGAGGAAGGATTGGGCAGCACTATACGGAGATGCTACAGAGAGCTTTGCTAATGAAGCTTTTACCTACCTTCCAATTGAGTCAGACAAAGGTGACCTACGAAAGTGAAGAAAGAGAATAACGTGAGCGATCTACGCCTAGTACAGGTATTTTTAAGTCAAACACAGAATCCTGGCCCAGGCATCTACGAGGTCTCTTCTAACGAATCTGGGGATCTCTTCTGCACATGCCCTGGCTATCGTGCACGTTCTGTCTGTAAGCACACTAAGTTTGTTAACGCCCGTATTGATAGCAATAAAGGGCACTACCCACTAGAGATCTCTAGTCGCGCTACCGAAGAAGACACAGATAAGGCTAAGCGTTCCAATCAGGACTTTCGAGAGTTCGTAATTAGGTTTGGAAAAATAGAGGTCTATTAAATGAAAAACGGGGACATCAGTAATGAGCTCCCCAAAAGAATAGTTGTAACAACAGACGTATTCTTATTATCGGAGCTCATTGTCAAAAAGCGGTTCAAGGTTATTCCTGTACCGCATGTAGAAAAAAAGATTAAAAGGGAGATCCTTAGTTATCTTTATATATTTACCACTCGCAAGGGTATAACTCTTGAGATGGCCTCATTTAATATGGATGAGCAGCAGCTATTTGTATTGAATGAGATGCTTGACAACATGGGTACTAATCCATTTAGATACTTCACGGCATATAGTTCGGTCTCTGAGTTAGTTAAAGAGCTGCCTTACCGCCCAGAAGTTATAGGTGTGTTAGACAGCCCTGATAGACTATTACGATACGGACACTGGGGAATGGATATAAACGGACTATGAACAATGAAGCAAAGTTACTAAGTAAAGTTATTGAAGATCGCGATCTAGGTTTCATTCTTGAACAAGGTGTGAATGAAGAGTGGTTTGCTGACGCGTTTGATAAAAAGCTGTTTCGCTTTTTACATAATCACTTTGCTAACTATCAAGAGTGCCCAAGTCTCGAAGTAATTAACGAGAACTTTCCTACCTACGAACTTCTTCCAGTCCAAGACAGTCCTCAATACTTTCTAGATCGTCTACTAGAAGATCGCCGCAAGATCACTATCGTTAACACAGTAGGCGATGCTATTAAGGCTTTAGACAAAGAAGTGCCTGAGCACGAAACTGCTTTACGTCGTATGGAGATGGGAATCATCACCCTTGAAGAGCAAGGGTTAAATCGTTCCAACGACATGGAAATTACAGAGGCTGCTCGTCGCGCTAAAAAAGAATACGAATTTCGTAAGGGTAACCCGGGACTACTAGGTTTGCCTACAGGCTTTAAGACTATGGATGACGCAACATCTGGATTACAGCCCGGCCAGCTAATTGTTATCGTTGCTCCGCCTAAGACTGGTAAGTCAACTCTTGCCTTGCAGATTGCTATCAACTGTCACTTAGCAGGTAAGACTCCTATGTTCATGTCCTTTGAGATGAGCAACTCAGAGCAGAGCAGCCGTTACATGGCTATGCGTGCTCGCATCTCTCACAAGCGCCTGATGACTGGAACTCTGACCCAAGAAGAAGAATCACGTCTTATGAAGATCTCAGATAGCATTGCCAACATGGAAGATAAGTTCTGGCTAGTTGACTCAGCTCAAGGACAAACTGTTAGCGCAGTCGCCAGCAAGATCCAAGCTAAAGATCCAGATATTATCTTTATTGACGGTACTTACTTGATGATTGACGAGTCCGGTTTTGATCAAGGAACGCCTCAGGCTATTACCAGTATTACCCGTTCCCTAAAGCGTTTGGCTCAAAAGGTTAAGAAGCCCATTGTCATCTCAACTCAGGCTCTTACATGGAAGATGAAGAAGGGTCAGGTTAGCGCTGACTCTATTGGTTACTCTTCATCCTTCCACCAAGACGCAGACGTTATATTTGGCTTACAGCGTGAAGATGAGAACATTGAAGACACCCGTTTATTACGCGTTATTGCCAGCCGTAACGGTGGGTTAAGTGAAGTGTCTCTTATGTGGGATTGGAACACTGGCGCATTCCGTGAGATGGATAACGACGACCTATGACAGTCGAGGAGATGGAAGAGAACTTATCTGCTCTTGGTCTTGAGGTAATTGACTCTCGCGGTTATGAGATAAACACTTACTGTGCTGCCCATGAATCTCGCACAGGTCATATAGACCATAACCCTTCCTTTTGGATCAACGCAGACTCAACTGCATTCATCTGTTTTTCTTGTGGTTGGAAGGGCAACCTATACTCTTTGGTAACCTACATCACAGGAGCTGCGCCAACAGAGTCTAACTCTAATGTTTCTGCTCTATCCGCTAGGTTCAACAGGGTTATAAGAGAAAAGAAACCTGTAATTGAAGACCCAGTTATTATGAGTGAGTCTATGCTCAGCGCCTTTACAGAGGTTCCAGAGTACGCCCTTACAGCTCGTGGATTGACCGCAACTTCTTGCTATGCTCACGGGGTTCTTTGGGATGATCGTAACAAGAATTGGATAACTGTAATACGAGATCCTATTAACAATAAGCTGTTAGGTTGGCAGGAAAAGGGGTTTGATCGCCGTTACTTCAAGAATGTGCCTTCAGGAGTTAAGAAGAGTAACGCACTGTTCGGCTACGAGTTTTACCGTGGCGGAGAGATGATCGTCGTCGAATCTCCTTTAGACGTGGTTCGCCTAAGCTCTATAGGTATCCTTGGAGGGGTCTCCACCTTTGGGGCCATGGTCTCTGAGGTTCAATTTAACATCATTCGCGGGGCTGACCGCATTATCTTTGCTATGGATAACGACGATGCTGGTCGCGCCTCTTCTATGTCTCTACTTTACAAGGCCCGTGAAATGGGTGTAGAGTGCAAGTTCCTCAACTACGGAGATCTAGACGTAAAAGACGTTGGAGCTATGAGTAAGTCTGAGGTGTTAGACTGCATCAATAAGGCTAAACATTCAGTTCACAGAGAGAAGGCAATCGTATGATCATCGGACTAAGCGGCTATGCTCAAAGCGGTAAGGACACTGTAGCTAAGATCCTTATTGAGAATTACGGGTATGAGCGCGTGGCATTTGCCGATGCTATTAAAGACCTTCTGATTAAGATGAACCCAATACTTGAAGACGGTTACCGCTTAAACGAACATGTTCAAGAGTTTGGTTGGGAGCTGGCTAAAGCACGTCCAGAGGTTCGCCGCCTACTGCAAGACCTAGGACTAGGTGCACGAGTCATTATAGATGACCACATCTGGGTTGTAGCCGCTCTACAGAAAATGTACGACGTAGATAAGAACTACGTTATTACAGATGTTCGGTTTGAGAACGAGGCTGTCATGGTTAAGCAGATCTTTGGTGAAGTCTGGCGTATTGAGCGCGAGGGTGTAGGGCCAATTAACTCTCATGTATCAGAGTCTCAACTCTCTAACTGGGACTTCGACCGCATCATTAATAACAATGGCACCCTAGAGTACCTAGCTGTTGAAGTTAAGACTCATATGGATACTATTCTTGTATGACTTTCAAAGGAACCCTTCTTCCTTATCAGCCTGAGGCGGTAGACCGCATGTGCCAAGAAGGCCGCATGTTAGTAGCCTACGACCTAGGCCTAGGTAAGACTGTGCTAACCATCGCAGCTATTGAAAGGCTGATGGATGAGAACAAAGTTACAGAGCCAGGCCTTATCATTTGCTTATCTTCATTGAAATATCAATGGGCTAATCAGATTGAGAAATTTACTAATGGTACTTCACGCGCTTTGGTTATTGATGGGACGCCAAAGAAAAGAGAAGAGCAATACGCAGAAGCTCTTGATTGGCAAAACTCCCGAGTTGACTACATTATTCTCAATTATGAGCAGATCGTCAATGACTGGAAGTTCGTCCATAAACTACCTAGGGGATTTGTAGTTCTCGACGAGGCTACCGCGATTAAATCTTTTAAGTCTAAGCGCTCACGCTCAACAAAGAAACTAAATGATTCTCCATATCGTTTTGCTTTAACAGGAACTCCTATTGAAAATGGAAAACCTGAAGAGCTTTACTCAATCATGGAGTTTGTAGACCGAAATGTTCTAGGGCGTTTTGATATCTTTGATAAGACTTTCATCGTACGAAATGCTTGGGGTGGTGTAGAACGCTACAAAAACCTAACTACTCTACACGAGAAGATGAAAGACGCTTCTGTACGCAAAGCTCAAAAGGATCCTGATGTAGCACCATATCTTCCAGATTCTATTCATAAAGATCCTGTCTATGTTACCTTTGATAGAAAAACCTCAAGGCTTTACACAAAGATTACCAACGACATCTTAGAAGAACTAGAGAACGCTAAAGTTTTGTTTGGTTCTACGTTTAACATAAACGCACACTACGGATTAGAATCACGTCGAGGAGGGCCAGAGGACGAGATTCGTGGCCGTATTATGTCTAAGGTTACTTGCCTTAAAATGCTTTGCTCTCACCCAGAATTGTTAAGGACGAGTTCTAAGAAGTTCTTAGAGCTAGGAGGAGAAGGGTCTGGTTATGCCAATACGCTTGTTGAGTCTGGCGATCTTGACGGGGTTAACTCTTCACCTAAGCTGGATTATCTTGTACAGTATGTTAAAGACTTTTTGGAACAAGATGAGGCGAACAAAGTAGTTATATTTGCTACTTACGTAGACATGCTAGACATGATATCTGAGGCTCTCGGTAAAGATCAATGCCGTTTGTACTCAGGAAAAATGGATGCTAAGACAAAAGAGGATAACAAAGTTGCCTTCAACACTGACAGTAATATTCGCGTTCTCATTAGCAGTGATGCGGGTGGTTACGGAGTTGACCTCCCAGCAGCTAATCTTTTGGTTAACTATGACCTGCCTTGGTCTAGTGGTGCTGCGCTTCAACGTAACGGGCGAATAAAGCGTGCCTCATCCACATGGGAGACCATTGTTATTCAGGACATTCTTATCGGCGGGTCTGTAGAAGAACGCCAATGGGAGGCTCTGCAGTTCAAGACCTCTGTGGCAGATGCTGTTATGGATGGTGAAGGAATAGACTCAGAAGACGGAATTGATATGAGTATAGGCAGTTTAAAGCAGTTTTTAGAGGGTACGAGCGTATAGAATATACGGATGCCTAACGCACCTAAGACCCCAACGCGCACTATCCGCGTACCTGATGACCTATGGAAAGCCGTACAGGTCAAGGCAGGTAAAGAGGGAGTCACAGTAACAAGCGTGATTATTAAAGCGCTTGAGAATTACTTGACAAGCAACTAAACCCGTACTAAGTTTGTCCCCCTAACCACCAAGGGGGAACAAATGGAAGATTTAGATCGTACGGTAGCCCAATACGTTGCTATCAAAGACCAGATAACAACTCTTACCTCTCGTCAAAATGAATTGAAGTCTCGCATCTCTGAGGCAGTAGACGAGCTTGAACCTAATGAAAACGGACATAGGATTATGTCTGTTGGTGACGTTCGCCTTACTCGTCAACGCCGTGTGTCTAAGACATTAGACGTAGCACAGGCTGAATTAATCCTCACTAAAAAAGGCATTAAAGGCGCTTGCATGAAAATGGTTCCAGTAATTGACGAAGACGCTATTATGACTGCGTTTTACAACGGCCATTTAACAGAAGAAGATATTGACTCCATGTTCCCAGCTAAAGTAAGCTACGCACTATTGGTAGACACAAGTGAACGATGATCTAATTGACTCAACCTTTGCTGACCTAGATGATTACTATCCGGGAAGTAAGCGTAAGCGTAAGAATATAGAGCCTAAGAAACCAGAGATTGAACTAGACACCTCTTGGGATTCTAAGCCGTATATAAAGACTCTACCTAACGGTAAAGACGTAGAGATGTTTACTATTGGCGCACTTGCTGCCGCCTTAGGTCGTCCCGTAATAACTATCCGTACATGGATAAAGGAAGGCTACCTACCAGCCTCCCCATATAGGCTTCCCGCTAAAAAAGATGTTAACGGGGAAGACCATCAAGGTCGCAGGCTTTACAGCCGGGCTATGGTGGAAAAGGTGATCCAGCTGTTCGATTCAACTGGCGTTCTGTACTTAAAACGTATAGAATGGCCAATGCACCGGCAGCTTAGTAACGAGATTGCCGAGGCTTGGAGTCAAATCCGAGCAGAAGAAACCAAATAAACACTATGACAAAAGGATATGCAAACATGGCAATTAATCAAGGCGAATACGTAGTAGAGAACGATGAGTTCTCAAACTCAGCTGCTTCGATCACAGATCGTCCAGCTCAAGCAACATCATCTTCTATCAAGTCTGGTTGGGACGCTGCAGCTCCAGCTGTTTCTAATAGCGAATTTCCAAAAGACTTTAAGTTCGTAGATGGCGAACATCAAATTGTAAAGTTCTTGGATCCAGACGGTCCATTTGCAGTTTACAAGCAACATTTCCTTAGCCAAGTAACTACAGGTCGTCGTTCCTACGTGTCCACAGGACCTAACGATCCTCTTATTACTTTGCTCGGCAGCAAGCCTGAAGAGAAGAAGGCTTTTAGCGTTGTTAATCTGAGTGCTCCGGGAGGACCACAACGTCAGATTCTTACCGCATCTCCTCGTTTGTTTAAGTCCTTACACGCTGCTCATTTTTCACCTCAAGGCCCATTGACCAAGAACTACTGGTCTCTAAGCCGTACAGGTAAGATGCAGCAAACCGTTTACAACATCAACTCAGTTAAGCCTCGTGATCTTGCAGAAGATTGGGGCATCAATAACGTTGATGAGATTGAAGCGCTCATCGCAACAATGAAACCTTTTACACGTGCTGATATTAAAGAGCACACAGTAGAAGAGTTGGAAGCAGTCGCTCGTTCTCTTATGTAAGTAAACACGTTAACTGTTGGAGGGTTGCCCACCCCTGGTGTCAACCCTCCAGCTCTATCATTGGGACACACTTTGAACATTATTACAACTAAAGAACAATTAGCTGAGATGGTTGAGTATTACCTCCAGCAAGATGCTTTTGCATTTGACGTTGAAACTGTAGGTGACCGTCGAGGTGTGCCAGCAGTTAACGAGGTGCTCTGGATAAGCTTTGCAACTCATGGCCGCGGAGATGTTATACCTATGGGTCATCCACACGGCGAGTTCATCGAAGAGACCTACCCTCTTACAGGTCAAGGAGAAAAGCGCGTAGCCGCAGGTCTCCCAGCACGCGAGTTAGATTATTCTAGGGATAAGAAGAAGGCCATCAAACACTTTGGCTCAGCCCCTATCCAATTATTTCCAGCAGAAGTTTTTGCGGCATTAAAGCCTTTACTTTTTAACGAGGACATCCTTACTATCGGCCACAACTTAGTGTTCGATCTATGCTCCGTAACTAAGTACTACGGGGAAGTTCCTGTAGGCCCTTACTTTGACACCTTGATGGCGTCTTTTCTATACAACAACAAGAACGCAGGTAAGTTAGGTCTAGATGACTGCTTGCAACGTGAGTTCGGCTATAGCATGGTCAAAGGCATTGGTCACATGGTCGAGATGTACTCCTTTAGCGAGGTTGCTAAATACGCTTATCTTGATGCCAAGTACACGTTCCTTCTATGGAAAGACCTTGTGCCTAAGCTGACCGCAGCTGACGTTGATCAGGTAATGAATCTCGAGATGGATGTCTTGCGTGTTCTTTGCGATATGAAGCTGACAGGCGCACCTATAGATATGGAAGACTTAAAGAGCCTGTATGAGCGTTTTACTTTAGAAATTGAAGAGATTAAGTCTGATATCTACCGTATTGCGGGTCGTGTGTTTAACATGAACTCCAACCCAGAGAAGCAATATCTTCTATACGGGCCTGTATCAGAGGGGTGTCGAGGCCTTAAGCCCTTGATCCTCACAGGAAAAGGTCTTAAGAATGAAGGAGACCTGACCTATAGTGACTACTCGGTTTCTTTTGACGCCCTAGAGCCATACCGTGAGACCGATGAGCTTGTAGGTAAGCTTCTTGAATACGCAGATATGAATAAGCTTATGAGCACTTACGTTATCCCTTACCTTGGAGGTGAGGTGGTAAAGACTGTTAACGGAAAGACAAAGACTGAGGAGAAGGAAAGCCTTCTAATCAACGGGCGCATTTACGGAGACTTTGTTCAATGGGGTGCGGAGACTGGCCGTTTCTCTAGTCGTAACCCTAACCTTCAAAACTTGCCTGCACCTAACAAGAAGCTTCCTCCAGAGAAGGATTACGGAACTTTGATTCGTAACGTGTTCACTGCTCCTGAAGGTCACAAGTTAATTGTTGCTGACTACTCCCAGATTGAACCTCGAGTAATTGCGGCTATGTCCGAAGACCCAATTATGATGAACAACTATTTGACAGGTGGAGACATATACACCACTGTAGGC